TTAAATATCGTGGTACTCTTCGCACGCCTGTAACGTGTTTTGGATCAGAGTTGCCACGGTCATAGGTCCAACACCGCCCGGTACTGGAGTGATCCATGCAGCGCGTTTTGATGCCTCATCAAAATCAACATCACCGGTCACCTTGCCATTTTCTAAGCGGTTAATACCCACATCAATAACAATAGCGCCTGGTTTGATCCACTCACCCGGAATAAAATTAGGTTTACCGACAGCGACAACGAGCAAATCTGCATTGCGGACATGCTGTTCGAGATCTTTAGTGAAGCGGTGGGTAACGGTGGTGGTACAGCCTGCTAATAATAATTCAAGGCTCATTGGACGACCAACAATATTTGATGCGCCAATGATAACGGCATTTAAACCGTAAGTATTAATATCATAACGCTCAAGTAGGGTCACAATCCCTCTTGGTGTGCATGGGCGTAAGCGAGGCGCTCGTTGACATAAACGACCTACGTTATATGGATGGAAGCCGTCTACGTCTTTGTCAGGGTGAATTCGCTCAATCACTTTAACGTTATCAATACCCGCTGGGAGTGGTAATTGAACTAAAATACCATCAATGTCAGTGTCTTGGTTTAAGTCATCGATAAGTTTGAGAAGCTCGGCTTCAGTGGTCGTGTCTGGTAAATCATAAGAGCGAGATAGAAAGCCAACTTCTTCGCAGGCACGTCGCTTGCTGCCAACGTAAATTTGAGACGCAGGGTTAGCGCCTACCAGAATCACGGCAAGACCCGGTGCTCGTTTACCATTGGCAATACGAGTTTGTACTTTTTGAGCAACTTCCTGTCTAATTGCTTGCGCAATCGTTTTCCCATCAATAATTTTTGCTAACATCTGTAACTTAATCCATATATGAGACGCGGGGGATGGCTCTATTTTGTCAGAACTTGTTCGTAATGTCAGGTCTATCTGTTATATAAAGTAACCATATCGTTATTTTAGTAGTGAAAACCCATTGACTCGGCGCTCAGCAACCGTATAATTCAACGCCATCAGCCAGATAGGCTGTCTGCGCACATAATGCGCCCTTAGCTCAGTTGGATAGAGCAACGGCCTTCTAAGCCGTAGGTCACAGGTTCGAATCCTGTAGGGCGTACCATTGATTTTCAATCACTTACCATCATTTAAAATTCTCCACTTTTACTAACTGGGACGTATTTGGGACGCAAGTACCGAAAATAGTGTCTATTTGCTTCGCGTGTTCGGTTAAATGATTAGGCGCTAAGTGAGCGTATCTTCTCACCATGTCAACCGACTCCCAGCCGCCCATTTCTTGTAAAACTGAAAGCGGGACGCCAGACTGAATTAACCAACTAGCCCATGTATGCCGCAGATCATGAAAGCGGAAATTTTCTATTCCTGCTCTTTTGAGTGCGGCTCTCCATGCTGTGTTAGAATCAACTCGCATTTTTCTAACGCTTGGCGTTAATGTTCCGTCTGGTCTCTTTTTGGATTCGGTATGAACAAAGACCCATTTATGGTGATTTCCAATTTGCTCTTTGAGAACCTGACAAGATGTATCATTTAAAGCCACGCCGATAGCCTGACCTGATTTGCTTTCCTCTGGATTTATCCAAGCGACTTTTCTTTGCATATCAATCTGATTCCACTCTAAATTGATTATGTTGGAGCGTCGCAGCCCAGTAGCTAGAGCAAATATAACTACGGATTTCAGTGGCTCAGGGCATTCGCGGATCAGCCTTTGTGCTTCGTGATGCTCTAGCCACCGAACCCGCTTTTCTCTCACCGTTGGTACTTTAATAACAGGTGACTTTTCTAGCCATTTCCATTCTCTCTCAGCAGTTCTTAGCAATGACTTCATAATTGCCAAATGCTTTGCTTTGGTAGCTGTTGTTACTTGTACTTCTGAATAAGCAGGGATTTCCTTTCCCTTTCGCTTAGCTGCCTCAGCTTGCTTTTCCCACCGCTCTCTAACCTTCCTATTTCTCATCTTGCTTACAGCTGCGTAAATTTTTGCCTCTGTAATATCTTTCAGTTTCACACCTTCGAAGTGATCTAACCAAAAGGAAAGCCGACCTTTATCATCATCCAGTGATTTTTTATCAGCTTTTTCCTCTATCCAACGAACAATCGCCTCCTCAAATGTGACATCAGGGAAGTCACCAAGCTTTTCTATGCGCCACAGTTCAGACTTTCGTTTGTCGTGTAGCTCCTGTGCTTGCTTCTTGTTCGCTGTGCCAAGAGACTCCTTGATACGCTTGCCGCTTGGCGTCGTGTAGTCCCCGTACCAGATTTTTCCTCTTTGGAATATTGACATGGTTTCTTTTCTCCTGTCTCACCAGTGTTCACTGGTATAGTGTGAATTGATTTATTGGCTGCTGCAACACATGCCGCTCTAGTGAATAAGTAAGGGGAGTTTTTCTTTAGAGGGTTTTTCTTTGTGAATGCGATCATTCCTTGCTTGCACCACTGTGATAGTGTGTTTTCGGTTATACCAATTATTTCTGCCGCTTCTTTTCTAGATATGGTTATTCCTGTCACCATTAATCTCCTTATCTATCAATTTTGCTGTATATGATAAAAATGAAACGGGGTAATATTTTTTTAGTTGCTCACTTGTCATTAATGACTTAAATTTATCTAGGTGTTTATTTAAAACTCTAATTTCTATTTCAGAGGTTAGCTTCTCTTTTTTCAGTATATCTTTAAGCTCATTTCTGCATTCCTTTGCAATAGCCCTACGTCCATTTTCAAGCGTCACATCATCCATTTTTCCGCTTATATTGCTCATCATCATCTCCGCAATCTTTACTGCAATATGCGCTATTTGGTGCTGCTGGCATTTCTTCGCACCAGATGCACATTCCGTTTATTGATTTAATTACTGGCTGGCGATTTGATAATGCTGCTTGAATGTGTAATTGTTCTAGTTCGTTTGCTGAGTCAATAATATCCATAATTCACCTATGCTATTTTCCATTCATTTAATATTTGGTTGCCGATATTCATTAATTCATCTCTATCAACAGTGCTAATTATTTTTCGTGGTTTAATGTACGGTCGCCATATTAAAAGCATTGAGCCTTTATTGTTTCCATTAACTGGTTTATTTGTACCAGCGTTAATAAATGAAATTCTTCCTCCTGTAATCAATCTCACTTCATCAACTGTTTCTAACGCTGAATTAAACCAACCAACGGAAGTATCCGACGGAATTAGCATCACTACAGGTTGCAATTGCTTTTTGCATTGTTCAGCGGCTTTATTAATCCATGGTTGAATATCAGAATAGGGCGGGTTAATCCAAATAGAACCATAACTTTCCCAATCGCAATTTAATGAGTCGTCTTTTTCAGTGAGGTAATGAGTACAAAGATGATTATTTTTATCGGCGGCGGCATCTAAATAGAAACCGAATTCAGCGTCCAATGCTGTAAATAAAGGTAGGGGAGTTTGCCATCTATCACGCAATTCCTTTGGTGTGTGGCTACCTCCGTAATCAGCCCTCATCCTTGCTATCACTTATATTAAAAGGCAATCCATCGGCTTCCATTGGCTTTATGTTAGTAAACGTACATGGGATAATTCCACCTCCGAACTCTTGAGCAAACATCAATGTCTGCTTCGCCTGAAGAGAAACATATTGCTTTGGTAGTGCTATTTGATACGTAACTCCATCAATTAATACTAACGTTGTCATTGCTTGAACTTGCTTCATTATTATTCTCCGCATCCTTCATTAATAAATAAGATTCCATACACGCGCGCAGTGGGTTTTTATTTTCAGCTATATTCCAGCCTGATCCGCATTGCCAGATATCATATGGGTGATTCATTGCTATCTTATTCTCAATAATAATCGGCATTGCGTCGGTTGGGTTGTTGCATGGGTCGAAATTACCTAAATTTCCTTCTATTTTATATTCATCACCAACAACAGTTAGAGATAGTGCAAACCCGCCAACATGTAGTGCAACCTTTTTATTAATCTCGAAGTCAGATAGCTCGGTGTATTTATTCATTTATTGCCATCCTGTCATTTCTATTTCGTCACAATCAATAAACCATGACTCAATTTCATCGATTCGAATTCCCATATCATCTAATGATGGATACCCATCAATTCCATTATTTTTAGACCAATCGAATTGTTCGGTAACCCATTCCTCATCCTTGAAGTTATTAAATGCCACCTGTTGGAAACATTCCGCGCAGAACATTGCAAATCCAGCCTTTTCATGGCTTCCGTATTTTTTAGCTCTATACTCTGCATCACAATAGAATTTATTAATTTGTTCGCACTGAGTTTTAAATTTATCTTCATCGATAACAGTGATAACCATTTCTAAATCCTTTTGCCACGCACCAGAACTTATTTTAATTTGTCTCATCTGAATACTTCTCCGCATTTAATTTCAACATCCAGCACCTGCATTATTTGCCAAGCACGGCTCTCGCATTCTTGCTGTGTGTATATTTGCTCAGATACAGGCACAGCAGAACCCTGTATTAGCATGAGTAATACATATCCGATTATTTGCATGGTTATTTAATATTGAATGTATACGGGGATGTTTCGTTTATCGTCTGATTCTTCATGCACAGTAGAGCTACCGCAATCATGGATATTTTCAACGCCAGTTAATGACATGTAGCCAATTGGTTTATTTCCATTCAAACCTTTAAAATGATAAATAAGCAATTCAGCTTGCCATTTCATTAATTCAATATTGACTTTAGATGAATCGCTATTATTTACTGCCATCTCAATTTCAGCGGCTATCTCTAATAAATCATCGTTAACTATCATTTTTTATTTTCACTCCCTGTCTATTTAATAATTCAATTGATTCTGTGATAGCCCTGTTATATCCAAAGGCGTAGCTATTATCTTGTGATGGGTTAGGTTCTTTAGTTGGTAATTCAATCTGTAATTTCTGGCGTGATGCTTGCCATGCTTTGTGGCATTGACGTTTTACGGACTGAAGTAAAGTGTTTTCTGGTTGAGACTCAATTAACGGATACTCTTTTTTAAACCACTCTTCAAATTGCTGCCTTGATTTATCCATCACTCCACCTTATTCAATATATCAAACCCTAACTTTGTTAATGTCCAGCCAATGATTGTTTGTCTAATTAACCCTTTTTTCTCAAAAGATTTAAGCGTTCTGCCATCAACGCCAACCCCAAACTTGTCTCTCACAATGTCTAATGCTTTAATTTGCTTATCTGTTAATTTCATATTCATTCCTCTTATTGCATCCCTGCGAGTTAAATTATTCCTTGTCCCAATCTGGATATAGCTTTACCAGTTCACGAATTAATGGTCTGGCATATTGGTTTGGGATGTTTATATAATCAAAGTTAGGGTTTTCTGTGTTTTCTCCGATTTCTAGAACATCACTAAATCTTCCCATTCTTATTTCTTTTGCTTCGCCTTCAAATTCGATATTAATGCAACTATTCATATATCTATCTCCTGTTTGCATCCTTGCAAATATGTCCTTGTATTTAAACGTATGGCTTAATATCGAATTGTTTAAACCATTCTTTTATTTCGTCGTATTCATCATCGCTAATTCCATTTTCCTCTAGCCATTCTTGAAATGAATCTCTGGCAGCGTCTTTCGTTAGGTAATAAATAAAATTTTGCAGTTTATTTGGCGTGATCATGGTTATATCCTTTGGTTAAATCACATAGTGAAGGGTGACTAGAACGGAATGTCATCGTCAAAGTCCAATGGTGGCTCAGGTGGTTGCGCCTGTGGTGATTGTTTTGGTTGCTGCGGCTGTCCCCATCCACTTTGTTGTTGTGTTGACTGTGACTGTGGTTTCTTGTCTAGAAACTTCACGATTCCATCCATGCCCACAGTGACCTCAGTCGAATATCTATCTTGTCCTGACTGGTCTTGCCATTTTCTAGTTCTGAATTTTCCTTTTACAAAAACTAGCGAACCTTTTTTAAGATACTCACCAACGTTTTCAGCTAATTTTCCGAACACAACAACACGTATCCATTCAGTTTTTTCTTTTGCTCACCCGTTTTTTTATCTCTCCAACGCTCAGAGCATCCGATAGACATAGTTGCTATGGCGTCACCGCTAGGTTGATATCTAATTTCAGGATCATTACCAAGATGACCAATAATATTTACTTCGTTTAGCATGGCTTACCCCACTGATTGCCAAATTGAATGCCTAATTTATTTAAACCCTGATCCATTACTTCAATGAACTCGGGCACTAATTCGTCGAATTCTTTCATCAAGTTTTCGTCTCGCTCGACTGGGAAATATGCAATTTCTTTTCCTGCTGGCATTCGTGGGTCAAAATTTGCAAAGTGCCAAATATCTTTACCTGTAACCCACATGGAATATTGAACTTGAGCCACATATTCCTTTTTCATTGCATCGATTCCGTTCAATGCTAAGTCGATAAATACGTCCGTGTTATTCGGGCATTTAAGCTCTAATCCTGAGCCATCATTGCAAATGCCGTCTGGTGAGCAAGCTATCCGTAGTTGCTCGTCTTTGAATATTATTGGCACTTCCTTTGCCGTTAATCCGGTGTAAAACTCGAATGTCATCCTTGCTTCTAACTCGTAGTTTTTACCCCATTCCAGCGTCCTTGCTGATACTTCCTTGCAAACTCCCGTGCAGACTTCACCAATGAGGGTGTTTAAATATGTTTTCTTTGTGTCTGACCATTTAGTGCCAGACCTTGGTTTAGAGATGACTTTCCATGCCTCAGAGGCGGTTACAACTCCGAGTCTGATTGACAACCACTCTTCGCTTCCTTGCTCTACTTTGGTTAAATCGATGCCTGTTTTGCTTAGAATGATGTCATTGCTAATCATTTTCCTTCTGCCTTTTTCCTTAGCATGTCGATGATTACGTTCGCTTCAAATACAGTTATTTGCTCAGGGTGGGTAATTGGACGATTGAATTTCTTGCTGATGAATTCCATAAACGTATCGCTCCATTCGCCATCTACTTTCATCATCAATGCGGTGATATCGTCCATCTGTTGCTCACTAGCTGGCGTTACATCACGAGGCTGTGATTGTTCGCTTTTAAAATCGATACCTTCGCCAGCTTCGGTGTTAACGTAGTCAATTGCTTGGTCTAGTCGCTCTCTGCGAGGCCAGTATTTAGCAGCTTGTTTAACAACAGTTTTCAGAATCATTTGTTCTTCATCTGTAACCCAAGGGCATTTTGCCTTTTTGGATATCCAAGCTTTCCAAGCGGATGACCTATCACGAATTGCATAGATGTCTGCAATAGCCATTGTGTGAGTTAAGTAGTCGCCATCTTCTGTTTTGACTACTGTGTAAGCGCCGACTATTTCGCCTCTTTGCTCTTGTGTGGCAAAGGCGTTGTATTCATGGCGAGGTGCGGTATCTATTGAGGTGAGTTGGAAATTATCATTCTGGCGTACAATGCTTGATTGGCACCACTTGATAGCGCCTGACTGCTGAGCTATATGCATTAATCCCATGTAGCTAATATCTAGGCATACTTTCTTATCACGAGGCACTAAGTAAGCTAGTTTTTGCGCTGGGTTTAAGCTAATACCAATAGCCGCAATGTTCATTACAGCACTTCGAACTGAAACAACGTTATTCACTGCGACATTCGCCAAAAAATCATTATTAGCAAATATCTGCATAGCAAATTCAGACTCCCTCTTAAATGCTATGCTAGGCTCACTGCATACCTGCTCAAATTCCGTTTTGAGCGGGTTAATAATTTCATATACCTTTTGAACTGCTGTGCTCACAATAGCCTCCTTTCGCTTTTTGCAGTCTCAAAAAAAGCATTCCATGCTTCATCTGATTCTTGAGTGGTCATTTTCCGTATGACCGATGAGGGAAGGGCATCATAAAACCGCTGAGCCATTTCATTAGTTAGCTCATCATCCTGATTTGCTAGGTGCTCCTGATTAGCTCGGGCATCGTAATATTCATACTCTGAAATTCTCATGCCACCTCCTTGCCTTTCTTCTCAATCGCTTTTTGAATTAGCTCATCTAACATTCCATTGCTAGCTGCATAATCAACGACATCAGTAAATGGGCTTTCCATAGCGCCAAAAATCACACTTGATTCACCGGTGAGCGACTTTAGTTCGTAGCCTTCCATGGCTAATGAGAAGTTATTCCTGCATGTTATTTCTGGCTTATATCCAGTTACTTCGATTCTAATTGTCATATCCACCTCGGAATCAGTGCCATGAACATGATTAAGGCAACAATGAAAGCCACCCAATCCCACTTAATTTTGTTTTTAACTTCATCCTTGAAGCTCTCGCTATTCAGTCGATAGCTGAGTTCCTGACGTTTTAATTCGTTAATTTTTTGCATAAGAAATCCCTCACTTATCGATTGATAGCGATTGTTATTGAAAGTGTTCTGGTGTTGGTGCGGTGGGTTACTGCTGACCGAGGGCTTTACGGCTTACCTAGAGCTTTTGCGATTGCTAGTTTTGCGGTTTTGTATTCTGGAAGATAGTCGTCCTTTTCCTTGCTATAAAATAACTCCACTTGTGCTACAAGAGTTATTAATGATTCAAGAAGTTCAGGCGCGGCAGATATTAAGTAAGCATTTGACATGGCTTCTAACACCTGACTTTCTTCATTTACAGTATGAGCCAGCATAGCAACCATCGTTGTTCTATCACCTACAACAGGACAGCCATTAGGACCCATCGTTGCGAGCCTCCATGGTGCTGGAGTACCTTTAAACTCCATATCACCCCCTAGCCTTTAACATTGCATCTGCCAGCTTGTAGGCTTCAGTGGCGAATTCATCTTCTGACCAGTTGTGATACACGCCTTGAGATGTCGCCTCGTTGTATATGCCGATGATTACAGCATTTAGCGCTTTAGCAGCGAAATAGTCTCGCAATGTCGCATCACTCGCCATTTCTACGCGAATCGATGCATATTCGTATTGTTCTGTCATACTCCCTCCGTTATTAACTAAACACGATGCTAGTCTTTTGTGACTGTGTAGCCTTGGTTTTCAAGATGTTCGATAATGTCATCATTATCTATCTCATCAAGTAACGTACTTGCTGAGTACTCATTGACGATTTCATCAGTACTGACACAGCCATCAAGGATTGCATCACCAATTGTTAATTCAATATTGCCATTTCTATGTACGTTAGCTCTGAAATTGTCGCACTCAATCGTAATATCCATCTCTATCTCCTATCTATTAATCAACTCACCAACTCAGAGTTTGAGTGGTAAAATACACTCCCATTAACGCCTCTTTTGGTTTGTGCAATAACTCGTTGTATTGTCCAATTTGAAGATGATTTAGCGCTAGGGTTGCACCTTTTGCAGTTGGTTGCTTCCACTCGATTCAAGTTGATATTTGGGGTGATTACAAATCCAAACTCACAATGCTTGCACCCTTTAGTTAATTTACTTTTCGTCATGATTGACTCCTATTAATCAACTCACCACAGCCACCTTGATGGACTGTAATTAGTTAACTATTGATGTAATCAGGAAGAACCTTAATCGCTTTGTGTGGTTGCCACTTAACAAAGTCATGTAACACATCCCGAAGCTCTGAAAACTTAACGCCGCGCTTTTTAGCGTCCTGTTTGATTAAGTCTTTATCTACTTTGTTCCAGAGTTCTTTTGCTATTTCTTTGTTATCGTTGAAAATAGCTTTAGCGGCTTTCGATCCAGTCTTTTTAATCGCCGCTTGCTCTGCTTTGTACTTGTCTATCTGAGCATCGATATTCCCACGCTTAGATAGCGGGACGTTTAATATTCCGTGGTCTAGCATGTTGTCACCCCCTTGCCATAACACTTCCATCACTCATAATCGGCTTGCGTAGCCGTGGTTGCTTGCGTGTGTCTATACTCTAGCCGTTACTTCGCCAGACTCTAATAATGTTCCTGACTTACGATATTTAGCTGAGTAAATACTAGAATTTGGTAAGCAGGTATTATCTGCTGAGTCATAAACTTTAGTGCTGCGAATTGAAATTGCTTTTTCAACTCGGTTAACTGGTTTGCGTGTTAGTGATAAGGTAGGGCGCTTTGTTTCTTCCGTATCACCATTAATTGAAACCTTCAATTGCTCATTCATGGCGTATGCATTCTTTAACTCTGCTCTACGTTCCGATCTGCGATTTCTAGCGCAGTTATATCCGCGAACACCCATAATTACCTCCTACAATTAGTTTTGGTGATTGGTGGTAACGCACTTATCTACCATTCATGCTTAGCAGAGCGATTACCAATCCCAAAACTTACTGTCTTTGGTTTGCGCATTTTTCAGCGCGTTCTGTTAAAGAGCGAACATCCTGTTTATCTATGGCTCCTTGCCTTCGATGTGGTAACTATACAAGTAATGCTTTATTAAAACAAGTAAATCTTGTGTTTATTTTTATGTTTTACTTGGTTTTTTATTTAAATATTTGTTTTTATTAATTTATATTTAATTTTATTCTTGGATTGGATTGGATTGGATTGGATTGGATTGGATTGGATTGGATTGGATTGGATTGGATTGGATTGGATTGGATTGGATTGGATTGGATTGTGGACTAGACAAAAAAATCCCTCATTAGAGGGATGGAGTGATTGTGCTTAATTGAATGTAATTATTTGTTATTTGATGTTATTTTTGCAAAATCTAAAAAAGCCTCTTGGCACTCGTTAGCCATGTCAACGAGAGTTTTACCCTTCTTTTTAGCTTCACTTTCCATGAACTTATCAATAAATTCATCTCCGTTAGGTATGCCATTTTCTTTTTGAAACTTATATAGAGCTGACTGGGAATTGCATTCTGATATTTTCATGATCGTTGATACTAATTTAAAATCATTTTTATCATTTAAATCAAGTTTATCAACAGCATAAGATGATGATGAAATCGCAGCAATTAATAGTAAAATTAATTTTCTCATTAGGTTACCATGCTTAAATGTAAAATATTTCTATCCATGAAATTTGTATTTAATTGATTGACTAACAAGAACTTTAGCTTGGATAAACATCCCATCAATTGAATTGTCCTCTAAATACCAAGTTTCATACCTTGGGTTATCAGATATTACAGCTAATTTCTTGTATTGCATTTGAAGTCTTTTTATATATAGCTGGTTATCAAGAATGAAAACATAGATCCCATCACCATCGAAATGATTTACAGTGATATCTACAAATATCTGGTCGCGAGGGTCAAATGTACCAGACATTGAGTCACCCTTAACTGTAATCATCTTGACAGTATCAGCAGTTCTTCCGCCAAATAAGCGCTTAGCTTCTTCTGCTGAATATTCAATGGCGGTTATTGTCTCTATGAAATCATCAAGAACCATAACCCCAGATCCAGCACTTGCTTCGATATCTAATATTTCTACTTTATACCTTTCTTGAACATTAGAGTCATCCTCTAACTCTATCTTAACCACGCCTTTTCTGTTTTCAGACTCTGGTCTGCCAAATAAAAGCCAATTGGCATCTACACCAAGAATTTCAGCAATCTTCATTACTCTATTCTTTCTTGGCTCAGTACTGGTTTCCCACTGCTGCACTGATTGAGGCGATACGCCAACCGCATCAGCTAATTCAGCTTGGGTCATGTCTTTTGCAAGTCTGGCTTGCTTGATTCTGTCGCGCATAGTTTTCATTTCTTCAATATACAAGTATTGCTTTTAATATTCCAACAAGTAAAACTTGCCTAACTAAAGTGATTCTTGTATTGTTCTTGTGATAGTTCAATTAAAGGGAAATTGTTATGAACGCATTGGAAACAACAATTAAAAAAGCGGGTGGCGTTCCCGCACTAGCAAAGCTATTAAACATTAGCGATCAGGCTATTCGCCAGTGGGAGCAAAAAGGTCGCATTCCACCTGCCAGATACGCACAAATAAATAAATTGTTTGGGATTCCTTTTGAGCATCTCGTCAAAGATAAAAAGTAATCCATCTCGCTCTTTAACATCTCTGCGCTGAAAAACGCGCACTTCAAAACTTAACTCACAGGATCGTGAGCAACGGACTAACTACGTCAAAAGGAATTTAACAAATGGACACAACAAAAAATATCAAAATCACATGTAAACCAGAAACACTCGAAACCTATTTCTTTCAAATGATGTTTAAAGATGGAAATGACGGATTCGCTAAAGCAATGGGTATTCACCCGAGTTCAGCTAGTAGAGAGAAGAGTCGCATATTCAGCTTGGCTTGTAAGGCTATAGCTTGTTATGGCTTACCTACTGAAGCTGTATCAATGCCTGAGAAATCTAGAAGCGTAGTGATTGAAGGTGACTATGCAGAAAGGTTAATTCAGGTACTTGAAGGGAAAGGGAAAGTAAAAAGAAAAGCCTCAAATATGGGACATAGTGAGGCTCAAATAGAACTTATTTAAATAGAAACTACAGAGGTAATTATGGCAAAGAAACGCCGGTTTATCAACCAAAATCAAGAAGAAAGAGTACATCCTGATAGCCCTGATGGGCTATTAGTCGCAGCAGCAAAAAATAGGAATTTCGGCACGCGATTTGTCGAAGAGTTTAAAAAAGTACAAGGAGGTCAGAATGTTAGCGGAAGTAAAATATCTTGATAACTTTAGACCTAAAATAGAGGTCACGGAGAGCAAAGTGGCTGACCTTGATAACGGCTACACCAGAATAGCCAATGAGCTGCTTGAGGCTGTCATGCTTGCCAATTTAACTCAACATCAATTGTTAGTTTTCTTTGCTATTGCCAGAAAGACTTACGGCTATAACAAAAAATCTGATTGGGTTGGTAATGAGCAACTTTCAAAGTTAACTGGAATGTTGCCACACAAGTGTTCAGCAGCTAAAAGTGAGTTGGTTTCCAGAGGGATTTTATTGGCAGAAAAACGACATGTTTCAATCAATAAAAACATCCATGAATGGAAAGAAAAACAAGCTTACCCGAAAAAGGTAAGTTTACCCGAATCAGGTAAGAAAACATTACCCGAATCAGGTAAAAGCGATTACCCGAATCAGGTAAACACAAAAGACAATACTACAAAAGAAAAGAAAGAAAATAAAAACACTATGAGCGAAGAGGTTCGCTCTACGGATGAAAAATCGAATTCTGAGCCTACAAAACAAGATCCATTTATCGAGCCATTCGAAAAGATATTTTGGATTGCAGGGATGAGAAAGGTTGGCAAGGACAAAAGCAAGACAGCATTTAAATCGAAATTCAAAGAGTGGCGGAAAGAAACTGGCGGTTCAATCGATGAGTTTGCCAAGTTCCTTGCTGATGATATTCAGTGCAGGTTACGTACTCAGCAATTTGGGTTTGATAAAATGCATCCGACAACCTACCTAAACGGCAGTCGCTGGACTGACGAGAAACCAGAGTTATCACAATCCACAACGCAGAAATCATCCATCACGGTATCTAAAAACGGTCTCGTATTCTACTGAGGCGAAAATGAAATCAACTATCAAATCAATGTTAATTCGTGGTTATTGTCACGGATGGCTAAGTGCTGATTTCGTTCGGTACTGGTTCAGGAAATTAAACTTGAGGGAAGCTTAGTGACAATTACGGAACTGTCAGATCGCCTTTGGGATGATGTTGACCGAGTGGCGAAGTATTTATTGCCTAACGGCAAAAAAGAGCATAACGAGTGGGTAGCTGGATCGGTAAATGGTGAATCAGGCAAGAGCTTGAAAATAAACCTTTCAGGCAAAAGAGTTTGGTCTGATTTCGCAGAGGGGATCGGGGGCGACTTACTGGATTTGTGGGTTGAGGTTAGAGATTGCAGTTTGCACCAAGCCATGACCGAAGCTAAACAATATCTAGGAATTCATGACGATGACCATCACTTTTCAGCGAAGAGCCAAAAGAAATTTAGCCGACCAAAAAACGAGTCACTCAAGAAAAATATTCGCAAAACTGAAAATTGTTTTACCTACCTAGAAGGTCGGGGGATTAGCAGAAAAACAGCCGAAGAGTTCAAGGTCTGTGACGCTGTAGTCTGGTCTCATGATGTTAACCGTGAATTACCCGCTATTGCCTTCCCGTACAAGAGAGACGGTGAATTATTGCAGGTAAAGCGAATTAGCACCGAGCGACCAAATGGCAAAAAAGCGATTTCAGTTGAGGCAGATTGTGAGCCTTGTTTGTACGGTTGGGATCAGATACCGAAAGACGCAAGAGCAGTGATTATTTGTGAGGGTGAAATTGACTGCATGAGTTACCACGAATATGGGTTAGCTGCGTTATCTGTGCCATTCGGAGGGGGTAAAGGAGCTAAACAACAATGGATTGAGTTTGAGTATCACAACCTAGACCGCTTTACCGAGATTTGGCTGTCACTGGATGCTGACGAAGTAGGGCGAGAGGCAGCAAAAGAGATTGCTAATCGACTTGGTGAATATCGTTGCCGCCTTGTTTCACTGCCAAAAAAAGATATCAACGAATGCCTACAGGCTGGAATTACCCAAGAAGAAATCATTAAGTACCTTGAAACCGCAACCTACTTTGACCCTGATGAGTTATGTAGTGCCCGCGAGTTTATGCAGGACACTATTCAGGCATTCTACGGCAAAGAGCAATATCTTTTCAGAAGTCCGTGGGAAACATTAAATCACCAATTCAGTTTTAGAGAATCGGAATTAACTATTCTCAATGGGGTGAACGGTCATGGTAAAAGCGAAATTCTAGGGCATATGCTTTGCGAGGCAATGAGACAAGGGGCTAGGGCTTGCGTGGCATCGTTTGAGCTTAAACCAGCGATATTTCTCAAACGCCTAACACGCCAAGCAACCTGCAACAAACTACCTACAAACATGGAGATTGAATCAGCCTTTGGATTTTATGACGACCGCCTTTGGTTATTTGCGCTAACAGGAACAGCGAAAGCCAAAAAACTATTGGAAATATTCCAGTATGCAAACCGACGCTACGGAATAAACCTTTTTGTTATCGATAGCTTGATGAAATGCGGAATTGACGACGATGACTACAACGGGCAAAAGGAATTTTTAGACGCAATATGTGACTTCAAAAATAAAACTAATAGCCATGTCATTCTGGTTACTCACAGCCGCAAATCAGATAGCGAAGATAAACCAACAGGGAAAATGGACGTAAAAGGCTCAGGCTCAATCACTGACCTGACAGACAACCTGTTTATCATCTGGCGTAACAAACGCCGTGAGAGAGCTTTACAGAAGCTACAGGCGGGGCAGCAATTAACGCCAGAAGAGCAGAATCACACCGCTGAACCAGCATCTGTATTGTGCTTGGAGAAGCAACGTAACGGTGAAGGATGGGAAGGTAAGATCCCGTTATACCTTGAGGAGCGTTCGCACCAGTTTTTAATCATGGAAGGCGGCTCACCCTACAACTACATCGCCAATATGCCTAACTCTGAATATGACCAAGTATGGCAAAGCGAACACGTAACCGAGTATTAACACACCAAATCATAAGGGCTTCAGATGAGCATATTATTTCACAAGGATCACCCATATTCAGATTTAGATAACTGTTACAAAAATTATGAGTTGCTAATTGACAACCAGCAATGGGTAAACCACCCACTGGTAGACACCGCAGATCATCCAATCAAAAGAAAAGCAACGCGATTGATTAGACAAATTAACAGATGCTTTCCAAGAGGCAAGGCATACATGCGAGTTAGCAAGCGTGAGTTTATGGCTGGCAATTAAGCGAGGTGTTGAGTGATGAAAGTAATTAGCTGGCTTATCACTTGGCGATGGGTGTTTAAGCAATCTGTGATGGAGTCAGGAATGACAACACAAGGCGCAATCAGCATGAAAACATCAATGGTACGGAACAATTTATTCGGCTGTAGAAATAGTTCGTTTATTCACCGTGATATGCAACGAATGATTGACGCGGCAGCAAGAAAAAATCGGGGTGAGTGATGAAAGGAACAACGTTAACAGAGTTGATGTGGATATACGCAGCAGAAAGAATGAGCCACAAATTAAAATACGTAAAAAGTGGCAGAGGTAAAGCTGATTACAACCGAAAACTGCGTAAGCCATATCGCAGCGAACGAGTTTTAAATCGCCTCATGAAGCTAGATGCTGCTGTATTTTTCAAAGCTATTAAATCTAGCCAACGGGAGGCATCTAATGCAGGGAGCTAATCCAACAGACTTTGAAAAGTGGTGCGCTGATGAGATTGGATTAACAGAGTCATATGTTAAATCTAAGCGAAAAATAAACACACTTGGAATGCTTCAGTACAGAAACGCTGAAATTGAAAAGCGATTCATGGCATATAAGGCGGGTCTTATTTCTGGGGCTTCAGTTGGTTGCAGTCATGCCAAGGCGAAAGGAACTAATTGGGTTAAACATAGCAGTAAGCAACCAGAGAATGGCGAGTTTATTTTATTCGTAAGTGAAGGCGTCATGTATGTAGGTGAGTATGAAGCGGGTGGCTTAGACGAGAGTCCGGTTGTTTATATAAGTGATGCAGATGGAAACACTTCAGTGTTTTACGACGATTTCGAATTCTGGATGCCGAGACCACCAATGCCAGAGGGTGAATGATGGAATTTGATTATTTATTTTGGAAATTATTTTTTACCTTGCTAGGTTGCATAACAATGTCAATTCTTGCGGGAATCGGATTCTACGCTGTCGCGAATTGGTTTTTAAGGAAATAACATGAGCGAACTTAAGAAATGCCCTATGTGTGGAAGCAATCGAATTCACATAGTTGGTTATTTATACAAACGAGTTTCTTGCAAAAACTGCGGTACTCAGTCAGTTGGGTGTAGTGAGAAGAGTAGGGCAATCGCAGCATGGAACAGGAGAGCTAACAGTGAGTGAGCCAGTAGAAGCAATGGTCTATTACGTTAACTTCAATACGAATCGCAGATTTTGGATGTTAAAAGTATCAGCGCATGGCGATGAAGATCACTTTAAGTTTCAAGCTAAGCCAACCAGAAAACAAATCAGGAAATTAAAAAAACAATTCATTCGTGAAGCCAAAGAAGGCTCTGAGTGCCTAGTTGAAATGATAAGGGCAATGCAAGGAGGTTAACTTGGAAATAGAAATGGTCAAATGCGCCAATGGCATATTTGCACCAGCATTCGAACACGACCTACCACGTTTAACAAAATTCAAAAATGGCGAGATGTACACCTTCAGCGCCAAGCTCACAAGAAACCCCGCTTTCCATCGAAAGATGTTCGTATTCTTCAAATTCTGTTTCGACCACTGGTGCGCAAATAAAGCGGGACTCGACTGTATGGACGAGCATAGCCAATTTGAGCGCTTCAGGAAGGATTTGACGATACTTGCAGGATTTTATGAGCAAACGGTAAGGCTAAACGGTGACGTGCGCACAGAAGCTAAGAGCTTGTCATTTGCCAATATGGATTCAGACGAATTCGAACGCTGTTACAAAGCCATGATTAACGCAGCAATAAAACACATTTTCAGAGGATGCAATGAAATCACTGAGAATCGGTTACTGACATTCTTTTGAGGAGCAGCAAGAGAGATGAATAAATTAAAAATGGCGATAGCTATTTTAGGATTATCAATAGCTATTCAGTCTGATCCATTCACCCGACCTATTACGGATGGATTTTCCCAAGGATACAGTTATCCAGTGCCAACTAAGCGCATCACAGGTCACGCAAAGATAAACCGAGCAGCTAAGAAGCAGAGGGCGAAAAAGTGAGTTTTGCAAAATCAGAAAGGGATTACCCAGAAGGAAAATATATCCACACTGAATGCAAATGGTGCGGGTGTAGTTACATTGGACCTAAGCATGAAAACGCTTGTAAGAAATGTAATGACACTCTTCAGCGCATGGGCGGATTTGCTGATTTATTTTGTAAAGGTGAAGAAAATAAGATGACAGATAACGTAAATAACCCAGCTCACTATGCATCAGGCGGCATTGAATGCATAGAAGCTATCAAAGCTAGCATGACCCGCGAAGCATTCTTGGGGTATCTCAAAGGGAATATCCAAAAATACGTCTGGCGATATGAGAAGAAAATTAACCCGGTAGAGGACTTGAAAAAAGCCCGTTGGTACATGAACCGGCTAGTTGATGAATTGGAGAATGAAAATGACGCCTAAAGAAAAGCTAAAGGAAATCGACAAAAAGCTAGACGAAGCTCATGCATTAGTAATCTCACTGCAAAACATGCGCAGAGAGCACATCAATCGCCACGATTTAAACAAGGAGAAATCATGACGCAGCAAGGAGAAAGAGCAATCGATGTTATTAACGCTGTAAGTGGACTCGAATATTTCACAGCAAAGAAAGCCACAAGCCTAACAGGCATGTCGCGGTCATATGTGAGCTTCATTCTAGGGTTAATGCATAAGTTTGGCGCAATAGCCGTAATCGGTAAAGTCGGCGGCACTGTTAAATATCAAGTATCACGCAATGCAATTCAGATCATCGAAAATAACTTCACCGAGATTTTTAAGCAAAGCCACTGCGTCAGAGGTAATGAGCCACTCGGAACTGGGATGGTTATTGTTGATAGAGCCAATGTAAATGGTATGGGTAATCCATCGTTAAGAAAGTTAGATACATTGCTGAGCGGGGTGAGAGCGTGATTAGAACCAGACACGTAATTCTATTCTTTTCGATTGTTACTTTAGCGATGGGGTTTATGGGGGTATAGATGGCACTAAAACGCGATAAATACGATATTGTATTTTCGCAGTTAGTCAGGGAACGAACAGATTACGAATGCGACTACTGCGGAAGACACTTTAGACACGAACCTTCAAAACTTCACTGCTCCCACTTCAAATCACGACGACACAAAGCAACTCGATATCATCCTCTCAACGCCTTCTCACACTGCGCTGGCTGTCACCGAAAACTAGGCGAAGATCCACATGAATTTAATGCTCACGCTGTTATCACCTACAGCGAGATGACTATTGATAGCGTGGCTCGTTTAGCAGGAACGGCGGTGAAGTTAAAGCCGTGGCAAATGGATGACTTATACCAACACATGAAAGGTGAGCTTAAACGGCTTCAGGAGCTACGTAGCGATGGCGTGACAGGTCGAATTGAGTTCACGCTGCCTGATTGGTATCAGCACGGCATAACTTATCAGATGGGGGATGTATGACTTTCGATGCATGGTTAGCGGTAGCGTCGTGGGGAGTTTTTGCTGTGCTATGGCTACCTTATGAATATATCAAGTATAGGCGAAATAGAAAAATAGCTGCCGTGAGAAGAAAGGCTTATTTATTTTCCTGTAAATACAAAATGCTGAAGAGGTTAACTCATGTTCACTGACATAGAGGCAGCAATTGAAGAGGCTAGATATCTAAAGTCACAGTTCAAATTTGATTATGCAGTGGTACAGAAAAGTGGATGCGAAATGAAAGTAGAAACTAGTCATCGAGCGGAATTATACCCACAGCTTGGTGTCATGTTCAGCACCAAAAGCGAAAGAAACCACACAGTATTGCCGGAGGTAAGATGAGAGAGCGTAATTCTGATATTTATCTTCAACTGGCAAAGTCGCCAAGAAAGTCTTATTTGGGTAAAGCAAGGCGATTAACCCCACCACAAGAAAGATGGACTAGGGCGATCATATCTATATGGGCTGACGAAATGAAAGGCGGTGATTATCTTGGCTATGGTGGCGGAGGTGATGGAATATGGCGTTTCATTACTGGATGGTCTGGTGAAAATATCGAACGCTTTACCAAGGTATTCGACCAGTTAAGCAAAGAAGGCTACACAGGACAGGAACTTGAAGAAAAAGCCAGAGCAATATTATTTCCTAAACAATCTCTCAGCGACATGTTTCAGCGCGCCAACGATGTAGATGAAGCTGATTTTGTAGAGAAAGCAATATTGAAAGCGTTCGACAAGTCCAATCCTATTTATGTTGTCGCCACTGATTACTATCTTGGCAGAAATACTCTGCAAACTCTCGCAAATTATATGCAGGAACAAATAGCACCTTGGCTGACTATCAAACAATGTATTGACCGCGTACGTTGGTGTATTAGTTTATTTAATGCGAAGTTGTATATGGTAATGCAAGATGAAATAGCGAGAGAACGCTCACAGTGTGGGGTTGAAATGAAAAATATTTCAGAAATTACTTGAAATTAAGTTATGAGTCTGTATATTTAGTGTATGCTCGGTCGTGAAAGCAAAGAGCAGGTAATAAGGTAAAAGAGGCGGCGCTTGTTATCGATCCCGCCTAGTTGGTCACTTCGTCTATTTGGACTGGAACTCCAACCGCATCGGCTGAGAGGTCGAAGAAAATAGAGCCTCACTTCGGTGGGGCTTTGTTGTTTCTAACATATTGATATTGTTCCGTTATGGGGATTCCCATATCGCTAATTCAACCGGTAAGTAATCCTTACAAGTTCACATTCAATAAGTCGCCTAGTGCGGCTTTTTTTATTTGCACCAGTAGCTCAACGGCAGAGCAGGCAACTCATAATTGCTTGGTTATGGGTTCGAATCCCGTCTCGGTGCACCAAATACGCCGCCACAGAATTCTAATCACACACACTTAATTGACGCATAGAGATTGTGCGCGGCTATCTTTTAACTAAATTCCTCCACTAAGGAGGCGGTATGGCACGAATGGATGATAAAGACCTAAAAGTCGGTGCAACCGCATGGGGTGTCATATTGGCTATCTCACTGTATGGCGGTTTAGCGCGTTACATAATTGACAGCAAGAGGAATGGTTATCCGTTCAGTTGGTTCGGGGCATTGTCTCAGATGGCGGTATCAGGGTTCACTGGTGTGCTTGGTGGGTTAGGTGCTTTAGAGTCAGGCGCTTCAATGTACATAATTCTATTTGCAGCTGGCATGGCTGGCGCAATGGGTTCAGTAGCTCTTGATTTCTTTTGGGCTAAATATACAGGCGGTAGGAAATGAGTAATTTTAAATTCAGCCAGCGAAGCGAAAACAATCTCAAGGGAGTTAACCCTGACTTAGTGAAAGTTATTCGTCGCACGCTGGAAATAACACCTGTCGATTTCATTGTCATTGAAGGTCTGCGAACTCATGAGCGACAAAAAGAGTTAGTGGCTAAAGGTAAGTCACAAACGATGAGTAGCAGGCATTTAACAGGTCATGCGGTAGATATCATCCCAGTGAATACTAAATGGCAGATTGATGAGTTTAAACCGCTACTGAATGCTGTTAAGCAAGCTGCTGATGAGCTAGGTGTTAAATTGCGCTTCGGTATCAACTGGAAGAATGACCCATCACTACCAATTGAAACTAAATTCATTGATGCGCCTCATGTTGAGATTCCAGCATGACAACGCTAACTAAAGTCTTGGCTGGTGCTTGCGCCATTCTGGCTTTCTGGCTTTGGTGGGTAATGGGCAGTTATGGTGACCTGAAAGGTGATTACTCGACACTGAAGGATGAATTCAGCGAGCAAGTGGCTATCACCGCAGACTACGAAAAGCGCATTAACTCACTTCACGAACTCGACACAAAACACACAACGGAACTCATAAATGCAAAAGCTGAAATTGACCAGTTACGTATTGCTGCTGAGCATAATCCTGAGCGGGTGTTCATCAAAGCCAGTTGTCCAAAGGGCAAAACCGATTCCACCTCCGGCATGGATGATGGAGCAACAGCCAGACCTACTGACTCCGCTGTCAGAAATTATTGGTTACTCAGACAACGAATCGCAGAGTCCAAGCAAATGATACTTGGCTTGCAAGATTATATTAGAACGGAGTGTTTAAAATGAGTCAGACTTTAGGTCAAAAATTAGTAGGCGTTAGTTTCAATCCTAGCGGAAATATCATTGTTGATGCTGTAAAGCAAAATGCAGCGGATACAATTGATTTAATTCAGGACAGCATGAAAAAAGCTACATCAGAAGAAGCGTTGATGATCCACAACGAGGCCATTCGTCGCATTATGGATGCTCAAATGTGGGCTGTAAAAGCTATCACTTGGAAAGATTAACTCTCGACAAGAAAGCAATACGGGAAATTGAACAACAACGACAGGTGAGCAATAGCGGGGCTTTTTGATGAAAAAAAATAGCCCCGGTGCTGTGGCTTAAAAGGGATGGTTCATAGGAATATATTTGAGGGTAATAACTTAGCGATGTAATAACCATACCCCTATCAACGTGATGTTACGAAAGTAAAGTTAAAAGAAAGTTACATTTATTCAAGTTTTGTAATCAGCAGTACGCATTTCACCCTGTGCACCACATGCACACACATCTAAAAACATCGAACCGTTATTTAGGAATGAGCCTTTGAGGATGTCAGTTATAGCTGATACTGCTTCGATGGGCTGATCTCCTATGTGGCAAGGGTTCATTACTAAGTAAGGACAGTATCATGGCTAAATTAACAGTCATCAATAATTCTATATCTGAACAGCCAACTATGACCAGCTTGGAAATGGTTGACTATATCAATGCGGATAGAAAGGCAAAGGCAGAAATGGAAGGGCTTACTTTCCCCTGCAAGAAGTATCGCAAGCTACAGCATAAAGATTTTTTAAGGAAAGCCCCCAAGGTTTTGGGTGAAAATCAATCAGCGAAATTTTACGCCGATTATATCGACAACAAAGGTCGGTCATATCCGTGCTTGAGATTTCCTAAGCGAGAAGCCTGTCTGATGGCTATGAGTTACAGTTACGAACTTCAAGCGCAAGTATTCGATCACATGACGGAGTTAGAAGCGGAGTCAGGGTTTGGATTCACCATTCAGCAACTACAACATATGTTAGCTGTGGCAAGGAAAGCTTCTGATGAAGATTCAAGTGATGCAGGTCGCCGATTGCGCAAACGCCAAGATGATTTAGCTATCTTAAACCGTGCTGAAAAGCTAATAGGTGACATTAGCCAAATGGCATTAGGTTTAGTTGGTGGAGGTAAACTGCTAAGCCATGGAAAATAAATCCAATTATGCCTCCTCAAAATTGAGGGCATTGATTCTACAGATGAATAGGTCGCTCAGCGGCCTTTTTTATTGGGTGGAATATGAAAAATTACGACATAGACGCCAAGACTACAGGGTTCGGAACGAAGATTGATATAACCGATGGTGAGTTGACCGCTTGTTTACGTCAGGCTGGAAACATTAGGCGAATCACCGTAACTGGTCGCGGCAATGTGCGGCAGATTAAAACTATTGCTAAGACGTTTTATAGAACATTAAACACACAACAATAAGGTAAAGCATGAGTGAATTAGAATCACATCAAAAAATCCGCTTAGGTCTACTTAAGCTAACAGGCAATAACACCGCAGCTACCGCAAAGGCTATCAAGCTCATTAATGACGACCAGCTTGAATATGAGTTATTTGTGCAACTGTGGAATAGCAACAACGGCAACTTTGATAACGGCAACGTAGACACATTAACGAAAGTTGATTCCGTCTATCAGCGAGTGCAGGAAACAAAGAAAACGTTATTCAACGATGAAGTAGCAGAATAACCAATCACAAAGCCAGTTCAAGTGAGCCGGCTTTTTAATTTGTTATGAGGGAAACATTATGGGACAGCAATCAAATCAGGTTGGATGCCCTAGCAAACTGACTGACGATCTAATCGCTAAGGCAAAGGAATATCTATATGGCGGTTATAAAGAAAACGAAGGTCAGGTAATACCAAGTATTGCAGGGTTGGCGTGCTATTTAGGCATTGCTCGCTCTACTGTTTATGAATATGCAAAGCAGGATAGTGACTTAGGTCATGAGTTTTCGGACACGTTAGACGGAATTATGGCTTTTCAGGAAATGAAGCTAATTAATAGCGGATTATCTGGTGATTTCAACTCAACAATAACTAAGCTAATGCTTGCCAATCATGGCTACAGTGAGAAGCAGGAGGTTGACCACAAATCCTCTGATAGTTCAATGTCACCAACAAAAATAGTTCTGGTTGCCGGAGGTAACAATGACGGTAGCGAGGATTGAAATACCGCCTAAATTAATTCCAGCATTCGAAGGTAACTATCGCTATCGCTGCTCACATGGTGGGCGTGGCTCAGCAAAGACAAGAACATTCGCATTAATGACAGCTATTCGTGGCTATATGGCTGCAATGAATGGTCAATCTGGCGTAATACTTTGTGCTCGTGAATACATGAACTCGTTAGAAGAATCATCCATGGAAGAGGTTAAGCAGGCGATTAGGTCTGTACCTTGGTTAAATGATTTCTATGAATTAGGCGAGAAATACATTCGCACTAAGTGCCGCTCAGTTAGCTATGTGTTCGCAGGGCTTCGGCATAACTTAGATAGTATCAAATCCAAGGCGAGAATATTGATCGCATGGGTCGATGAAGCTGAATCAGTATCAGAAATAGCATGGACAAAACTTGCTCCTACGGTTCGTGAGGCTGGCTCTGAAATATGGGTGACATGGAACCCTGAGCGAGACGGTAGCGCGACAGATAAGCGATTTAGAAAGAATCCTCCTGACAATGCTGTCGTGGTTGAGATGAACTACGATGATAACCCGTGGTTTCCGTCAGTGCTGGAAGATGAGCGGTTGAATGACCTAGCTAGATTAGATACCGCTACTTATGCATGGATTTGGGAAGGGGCTTATCTTGAAAACTCTGATAAGCAGGTATTGGCAAATAAATATGTCGTTCAATCATTCCCTGATGACTTATGGCAACAAGCAGATAGGTTACTTTTCGGCGCTGACTTTGGCTTCGCTAAAGACCCTAACACTCTGCTACGACAGTTCATCCTAAATGACTGTTTGTATATCGAATATGAGGCTTATGGCGTAGGTGTTGAACTTGACCACATGCCAGAGTTTTATGACAAGATACCAGAAGCGCGTAAGTGGTCCATCAAAGCTGACTCAGCAAGACCTGAAACAATTAGCTATTTAAAGCGGCAGGGATTCAATATCTCAGCTGCTAAAAAGTGGCAGGGTAGTGTTGAGGATGGTATTACGCATTTACGTGGCTTCAAGAAAATCATTATTCATCCTCGCTGTAAAGAAACAGCAAAAGAAGCCCGTCTCTACTCATACAAAACAGACCGGATCACTGGTGAAGTATTGCCTGTGATTTTGGATGCTAATAATCACTGTTGGGACGCTGTTAGATATGGGCTTGATGGGTATATCGTTCAGAAGTCAAAAGGTGCATTTTATTTTTAAAGGGGAATTTCAGTGACAACACAAAAAGAGGGGCTGGAATTGCTCGTTAATAGTGTTGCTGATATAGCCAGAGGTCGTACGCTTTATGCGTCTGGCGGCGTATCTAGCAACACAAAGAGAACCAACCTTTATGACGAATTTGGCTACCCGACTAGCTTGGCGTTTCGTAATTACTACGACACATATGAGCGTAATGCGGTGGCTCATTCGGCTGTGCATCGACTACTTGATGATTGCTGGCAAGATAAGCCAACGATTATTGATGGTGATGAGTCGAAGGAAAACAAAAAAACTACAGACTGGGAAGCTAATGTAACTAAGCTGCTAAAAAAGCACTGGTCTCGCATCAAAGATGCTGACCGTAGAAATATGGTTGGGCGATATTCGGCTTTGCTAATCCAGCTCAGAGATAATAAAGAGTGGAGCGAACAAGCTGACTATAACGAGATTAAAAAGCTTAAAGACAAAGCACTGGTTAATCTCATTCCGCTATGGGAGCCACAAATAACTGTCGCTGAATGGGATAACGACATTACATCGGAAACCTACGGGCAGCCGAAAATGTTTAACTTTGATGAGCGACCTGTTGGAGAAAATGAATTACAAGGTCCAGCAAATCAAAAGCTCATTCACCCTAGTCGAGTCATTATTCTTTGCGAAGGTGCGGACGATGGCAACATGTTTGCTGGAATTCCACTACTTAAAGCTGGATTTAACAAGCTACTGGATATTGAAAAGATATCAGGCGGTAGCGCAGAAGGATTCCTGAAAAATGCTAGTCGTCAAATAGCTGTTGAGTTCGATGCGGCTACTGAAATGGATAACATAGCTCGGGCTGCAAAAGATGCAGGATATAAAGACCTCGGCGAAGCAATGACAGACAAAATCAACAAGTTAAACCGAGGCACTGACTCAGCAGCAGTAATGCAAGCAGGTAAAATGAACGTCCTATCTGTGGCAGCAGCAGACCCAACTCCATCATGGGAAGTCGCTGTAAGGGAGTTTTTAACCACTATTCGCATTCCCTTTTCTGAGTTCTTAGGTACTCAAACTGGTGTACTTGCAGGGGATAAAGACGGTGCGGCATATGGTAAACGCTTGAATGGTCGTCGCTGGGGATTCTTAACGAAGTATGTTACTGAAATTATCGAACGACTCTGGAAATTAGGCGTTATTGATCCACCCAGTAGCGGAGAGGTAACACTTGCTTGGTCAGACATGTTAGCGCCTAGTGAGTCAGACAAAATCGATAACATGCTTAAAATGGCAGACGTAGCCACTAGAACACAGCAAGCATTTGGGGCGTCTGCAATAAGCCCTAATGAAATACGGGCTGTTGGTGAGCTTGAGCCATTGGAAGACGAAGGAGAGTCACCAGAGTCAGGACCCAAAGGAGACCCATTAGTCGATGATGAAGAATCAAAAGATAGGGTCGCCGATAATACCAAGGAATAAGGCTGACCCAACACAATCAGGGCGGCAAGTTAGAAAGATGTTCCGTGATATTGATAATCGGTATTACGAACTCAAGAAAGCACTCAAGCAACTCTTCGACCTGTCATTCACTGGCAGAGAGAAAACGCAATCACCAACTCAAAGTTACATACTCGCTAAAAAATCACAGGATGAGCCTGATACGATTTTCAAGGTTAACGCTGGTGTTTATGTGTATGACCTAGCTGAACGCCCTACAGAGTACGCTAGGTTCCTCGAAAGACTGCAATCAATACTTGATGACTACCTTCTAGAAGGTGGCGACGAGCGATTGTGGGCGTTTGGGTATGTATCAGATGAGTATGAGCGCGGCACGTTGAATGCTTACACTAACTTAGCTGTTCAATCTGAAGTCTACGCACAGCAAACAACACTCACTTATCTACTGTCACAGCCAGCTTATCAAAATCAGGTTGCAGCGGCGTTTATCTCTACATATAGCGATTGGCGCGGCTTGTCTGATGCTGCACGAACTGACTTAGCAAATGTTATTGGCACATCGATAGCCAGAGGTATCAACCCACGCGAAACGTCGCGGATAGTTAGCCAACGATTAGATGTATCAATGACCAGAGCAAAAGCCATCGCGCAGACTGAACAAGTTGGCGCACTTCGTAGGGCAAACTGGAACGAAACGACATGGGCTAGCGAAAGGCTAGGGCTGAAAACTGGCATCTTATGGATATCAGCACTTAAGCCAACCACTAGACCTAGCCATGCAGCACGTAGCGGGAAGATATTCACTGTTGAGGAAGTTGAGTATTTTTACTCAATCAATGGTAATCGCTATAACTGCTACTGTGGCAATCAGCCAGTATTGCTCAATGAAGATGGCACACTGCATAACCCTAGTATTTTAGACAGGCTCATTCAGTCGCGTGATGAGTGGGAAGAAAAGCGACAGGAATCAACAAGCAATTCATAAAGAGGTCAACACATGAAGCTATCCAGCATTCATGTTAAATCACTGGCTGTCAACTCCTCCAATATCTCAACTGAAACTATCGATGGTGATGAGCATATCGTCATTCGTGGCGTTGTGCCTGTCGTCGATGACGTTGTGATGAACGGGGGCTTATATCCAGCCAGTGAGATTAACAGCAGTTTTAAGTCGATGGAGGGACGGCAATGTCCATATGGTCACCCTAAAATCGGCTCTGATTATGTATCGGCAGATATGCCCAGAGCGGTAAATCAATATCACATTGGGGCATGGGCTGAAAACGTCCGCAAGGATGGCGAAAAGGTCATCATTGATGTGAAAGTAAACCGTCGATTTGCTGATGGCTGCGAGAAGGGGAGAGAATTCCTATCCCGAATTGATGACATCATCTCGGGCAATAGCTCCGATCCCATTCATGTATCAACGGGGTTGTTGCTCCAACGTGAACAGAACAAAGGAAAGTCAAAAGGTAAAGCCTACACATGGGTCGCTAGAAACATGCACTTTGACCACATCGCTATTTTACCAGCATCAGAACCAGGAGCAGCTACTCCAAAAGATGGTGTGGGAATGTTCGTGAATAGCGAGGGTGAGAAGCTAGAAACTGAAACCGCAGATCTTATTGATGCGGCAAACTGCACGCAAGAAGGCTTATTTAACAAAGCTAAATTCTTTTTCGCTAGCAATTCATTCTCATTTGAAGACATCTATTCCGCATTACGTGTGGCATTACGTAACGCTTCTAGTGGCGATGATTGGTCTTACCCAGAAATGGTATGGTCCGATAAACTCATTTACTGCAAATCAGGTAAAACCTACCAACAAAAATACCTCATGAACGATGACGGAGACGCCGAACTCGTTGGTGAGCCTATCGAAGTTGTGCGCAAGCCAACAGAGTACGAAGTAAAAACCAATAAGGAAACTAACCCGATGAAAGAAATCATCACGAATGCGCTGAAGGCGAAAGGCATCGACACAGAAGGTAAATCTGATGCTGAATTACTGGATGCGTACAACCAAATGAACGCCGAAGAAAAGAAAGAGGAAACGCCAGAAGAAAAAGCTGCGCGTGAGAAAAAAGAGAAAGCGGAAAAAGATACCACTACAAACACGGACGCTATCACGGCGGCAGTGAACGCAGCTATTAAGCCACTAACAGACAAAATTGACACGCTCGAAGGTCAGTTAAACGCTAATGCTGACAAAGAAGTAAATGCGATGCGTGATGCTGTAAAAGCTAAGTTCGGCATGTCCGACATCGCTGTTAATGCGCTAAGTGGCGACCCGCTGAAAGAACTATACGCGCAATGCAATGTATCACATGGCTTAAATGGTTCATTCCAACAAGTCAATTCCTCTCAATCAGTTTCAGATATGCCGGAGTAAAACATGGCGAATAAAAAACGTGTAATTCATGCGGGTGGTGTATTCACTAACCCATTGCTACACCGTGAAGGTGCGGCTGCGGCTGATACTAAAGCGGGCATTATCGGTTTCTATGATGATACCACTGCTAAATTCACGCCATCAGTCGATGGTAAAGAAGCGAACATTTTGTATGTGTCCAACTTTGATTATCTGCGCTGCCAGACTGTTGACGATGTAATCAAGGCAGGTGATTTGGTTGTTGCAATTCAGCCAATGCCAGGTCTGTTCCTAAACGTGCGTGCCGCCGCTGGCACTTACAAGAAAGGTCAAGCGGTTATTGTTGCTAATGGTCAAATCACACTGGCAACGGGCGCAGAAGGCGAAGCAGTATTTGCCTATGTCGAAGAAGATACAGCCTTAACCGTTACGGCGGGTGAGCTGGTTCGTGTTGTGTTCAAGTAAGGAGAACTGAATGTTTTATTTTTCAACTAAGAAGGCAACCGAGACGGGGAACCTTGAAGCCAACCAAGCGCAATTCGGTGCGCTAAGTTTGGAGCGTAATTCATCTGCTCAGGCTGTGGCTGACTTCATTGCTCGCGCTCGTAATGTGCCAGTTTTAGATGCTGCCAATGCAGTGGACGACATTAAACGTCTGTACAAAGCGTACGACCAGACTGTGTTAGCTGAGTTCCAGCCAAACACTGAATTCACTTTGTTAAACGACCTTATGGGACTGTCTCGCTCTGTTCGTATTGATGAGTCGGTCTATGAGTATGCTCGTAAAGGCGGCGGCGGTGTGGCTCACACGTCAATGAGTGGTCAGGTCGGTGCGTTACTTGATGCTAGCGCTTATAGCTTCGATGGAACAATGGTGCCAATTCATGACACTGGCTTTAAGTTCACATGGCGTGACCCGATTTTCGGTAAAGGCTCTGCACTGGCTTCGTTATCTGACGCTCAGAAAGACTCTGTTGATACTGTTCGCCGTAAGTACCTCGATTTTATCTGGAATGGTTTCCGTGATGCTGCGGGTAACTTCATTGCGTTTGATGGTAAGACGTTTAAAGGCTTGCGTAATGATGAGCGCGTAGCTCAAGTGACATTGAATATCAATTTCGCAACTGAGGAAGATGGCAAGAAAATCCGCACTGAAATCATCAAACTGCGTGACGTGCTGAAACTGCAAAACTTGCAATATGGCGAGCAAACTTGGTATGTCTCAGGCGAAATTCTGTCTAACTGGGAATCGGTCTACTTTGATGTTAACCAAACCCGCACCATTCTTGAAGAAATTAAGAAAATCACGGGCATTAAAGACATCAAAGAAGACTATGAGCTGAAAGGTAACGAAGTTCTTATTGTTCCGCTGGGTGCTGGTGTTATCGCTCCTATCGTCGGTCAGGCATTCGGTACTGTTGCAGACCCTCGCCAGTTCTATAACTCAGATTATGTATGGCGCACATGGGGTGCTGCTGGTCTGATGGTTAAGCAAGACATCGAGGGTCACTTCTCAGTTATCCACGCTAAAGGCGCATAAGGGGGATTCATGGCACTGGTAAAGGTTATTTCAAGTAACTTCTTTGCTGGTGCCGACCTCAAAAAACAAGAGGTTGGCGCTCAGCTGGATGTCTCAGAAGAAACTGCTGAAACATGGCTACGGGCTGGTCTGGTAGAGCGAATCGAAGAACGAAAACTCGAAGTCTCCACGCCAGAGAAGAAAAAGGTAAAGGTAAATCAGATGGTGATAACACTTGATGATGTAAAGCCAATGATAGCCGAGCTTGGGTTTACATTGCCTGATTCCGTGCTGTTGTTGCTACTGGATCAAGTGAATGCAAAATCTGAATGCTTGGCGGCTAACTATGATGAGTCTCTGCAAAAGCTGCTTCTAGTTTATGCGCTGGTTCGCCTTGCCTCATTGTCTGGTGCTCGGAAGATATCATCACAAGGCGCTCCTAACGGGGCGTCACGTTCGTTTACTTATGACTCTGCTGGTACAGATTATTTACTGAAACAGCTTGAAGCATGGGATACGGCAGGGTGTTTATCTACGCTACCACTGTCGAGTAAATCGGTTGGGTTCTTTGGTGTAGTAGGGGGTTGCTCGTGAGTAATACGGCTAACTGGTCATATACCAATGTCGCTACTGTTTACCCTGTCATTCGCGGCGGTGGAAAATGGGATGACACAATCACCTATGGCACTCCATATCTTATCGACTGCACGTGGCAATCTAGCAATGAAGTAGTGAAAGACGATATGGGGAAAGAGTTTGTTACCAATAACGTTTTTTACACTGAGTTGAAGCGTAACGGTGTTGATGTACAAAAGCCAGAGCGCGGTTTCTACATTGCCAAAGGCGATACCACTTCTCAATCTGACCCGAGAGTCGCAGGAGCTGACATTATCATCACAGTCAAAGAAGATGATATGAGCTTTTTCGGTGAAGAGTTCGACTACGAGATAAGGACCTGATATGGCTAAGCGTGTTCGCGGCATCAGCGAGTGTCGACGCAATACTCAGGCTTTTGTTGATGACGTCAATCGAAGGGCGGTAAGGGCTGTAACGGCTGGGTTAATTGTTGGTGCTTCTCACGCGGCAAGGTATACACCTATCGATACATCTACGCTAATTAACTCGCAGTATCGTGATGTAAGAGTTAATGGGGTAATGATAACTGGTCGAGTTGGTTACTCTGCCAATTATGCTGTCTATGTTCACGAAGCATCTGGAAAACTCAAGGGTGAACCAAGAAATATCGGAAGTGGAAATTATTGGGACCCTAACGCTAAGCCTAAATTCCTACAGGCAGGATTTGAAGAAGCAAGGCAGGAAATCGACGAAGCAATTAAGCGGGAGATGAGACGATGATTATTGACGACTTTCTCGATTATTTGCAATGTGGAAATCTTACCGATGGCTTCAATGTTCAGCGTTTAGATTGGGAAGAGAGACCAGAAACCAAAATTCAGCAATATATTGTTATCCGTCCTGCCAGTGGTTCAGGTCGACTGGGTGAGTTGAGTGCCGATGATTATGTCGATGTTATTCTCGTATCAGCACAAGATGATCCAATCCCCGCATTAACTCGTGCTGATGAAATACTCAAGTATGTCACGGAAAATCCTAGCGACTGTAATCTCAACTCAGTTTTTAACATGGGCGGATTGCCGTCAGGAATTGTAACAACAGAAAACCGAACGATATTCAGACTCTCATTCCGCTGCTTATCATAAACAAATAAATCTCAAACTAGGTCGCCAATGTGCGACCTTTTTTATTTTCTATAGAAAGAGGTAAACACATGGCAGATTGCCCAGTACAAACCAATAAGCTGATTGGGCGTAATGCGATTATTCGTATTGCGAAAGGTTGCCCCGATCAGGTTCCAGACCAATCAGCATTTAAACGCATTGGGGCATTGACCACTAAGTCATTTGACTTGTCGCCAAACTCCATCACATCGGAAGCAGATGACACCAAAGGCTTAGTCGAAAACGTAGTCACCAACATGGATTTAACCATCTCATTCGATGGTGAATATCGCAAACGTGATAAGGATGATGACTTCGGTCCATTGCTATTGCTTCAAGAAATTCCTAAAGAAGTTCAAGAAGGTCGCCAGCCGGCTTATTGGGTTCAAATGGACTTCACTGGCGAAGATGTAATTGTGCTGCAAGGCTATTGCGTTTTTACATCTTGGTCTTCTGAATTCCCAGCTTCAGAAATTGCTACTTATTCAGGTGAGTTAAAAGTATCTGATGCCGATTCGGTTGAATGGCTTGTCGAAGAAGTGCCAGTGACTAGCGTAGCTGTTGCGCCAACAACGCTAAGCGTAAAAGAAGGTGAAACAGGCACGTTTACAGTTAACTTCACGCCAACAGATGCGACTAATAAGAACTACACGGTTGTAAGTGATAAGACCAACTTTGCAACAGTAAGTAAGTTATTGAATGTTGTCACTGTCACAGGTGTAGCGGCAGGAACAGCAAACGTAACAGTCACATCCGAAGATGGTGCAAAAACTGCTAAGTGCGTAGTCACTGTCACAGCTGCTTAATATTACAAAGGGTGCTTACGAGTACCCTTGATAATATTCAGGGGGAAATATGACAGCAAGAAAGGAATATGGCGAATTCACAATATCAACGCCTGATAAAGATTATTTGTTTAGACCATCATTCGATGCAATGACGAAAATAGGAACGCCAGAGCAGATTGTTGATGCATTTACTTTGCTAAGCGGTGCAGAAGTTCAAATGTTAATTGCTCGTGCTATACAGGCTTATGGAGTGGTTCCTGAATGGCTATTTAAAGCACTAAAAAAGCCAACTTATGGACGTAGTGTTTTATCAACTTCAATGATGGTGATGCAAGCTTGCTGTAATGATGATTGCGATGAGCTTATTGGTGAGTGGAAACCCAGTAAAAATGGCGTTATCTATAAGCTGGGAAAGATGCCAATAACAGATATCATCGTGTTAGCTCGTGAGTTAATGACCCACGGCATTATCGGTAAGGCTAAAGTTAGGAAGCTTCAGCGTAACGAAGGTAAAAACGAATTTACTGATAGCTTTAATGCTATCGAATATATTACCGCTGCTCGTGCTCATTTTGGTGTGAATCGCGAGGAAGCCGAACAATTAACAATGACCGAGTTCGTCATGATGTTAAAAGCCAAGTATCCAGACGAGAAAGGATTCACTCGTGAAGAATACGACGAGATCATGAAAGCCGATGACCAGCGCAATGAAGAGCTGGCGACTGGCAAGCGTAGACTGGTGAGTCGGAAGTAGCTTTGTGGCTACTTCTTAATCCCTAATTTTTCCTTAACGACTTCCATCTCTCGTTCAAGCTGGAATATACGCTCAGCCGCATCAGAAATCGTTAAAACTTCAACATGAGAATTACGTAGTATCCAATATTCGATAGCTGCGACCATTTCCTGATTGGCTGACCGATTATTAAATTCAGCTAATTCTTGAATTCTATCTTTTAAATCAGTCGGTAATCTGAGGTTAACCTGCGGATGCTTATATTTTCTTTCCATGCCACCTATCCTCAAAAACTCTCATTCTAGATAGGTGTTTTTTAGGTATCAATGCGTACCAAGTAGGTATCATTGTATATGTATACAGTGTTTTTTAGTCATCTATCAATCGTTAAGTATCGCTATCGATCGCTAAATTCGCACAACTGGGGTTGTTAAGTTAACTTAAAAATTCTAATATACTCCAAGGTATATTTAGCAATTTGATGAACCACAACCTATGAACAGTGGTATTTAACTAAGCGGAGGTGTCACATGACGGCAACAATGCGCAGATATCTCATAGCTATGGGTAGCATAATGGACTTAGCTCCTGCTACGGATTACAGAAGAATGGCAGCGCAAGGGCGAGATCAAGAGCGCCTAAAAAAAGATATCGAAGCCGTAGGGAAAGATATGAGCAAGGCTATTTCTCAACTTGTGAGTGAAAGTGATGAGTTCAGAGCAAGAACAAGATAAGCATCACACGATAATGTCGGAAGAGGAATTAACAGGGGCGGTCGCTAAAATAGAAAGCGCAGTTGAAGAGAATCCAGATGTTCTCGAGAGACTGTTGGACCGCCCTAAAATAATGTCAGTTATCCAAAAACGTGAAATATTCCACGGACCTCTACCTCACCCAGATCACCTTAGGCAATACGAAGAGATTGTTCCTGGCATGGCTGAGAGAATACTTTCTTTCACAGAGGCTGAGCAACGATTCAGGCATGAAACACAAAAAACTGCACTGAATGGCGCCATCAGAAAAGACAAAAGGGGGCAATGGATGGCTTACTCCTTGTCATTGCTTATTTTTTTGCTTGGTGGGTACCTTATGTGGAAAGGTGAGCATGGTACAGGTGCGGGGCTAATAACTATGAATGTTATTGGACTTGCTGGCGTTTTTGTTTTTGGAAGAAAAGCAAAACAACCCACCCCTGATGATGAATAACCAAACCAACCCACTCCGGTGGGTTTTTTATTGCCTGAAATCTGCATCTAACACTCGGTATAAATCTAGCCCGTCCTTGGGCTGGGTGGTTATTTTTTTTCGGTAAGAGTATTTAGTAAGTTCTCAATTCGTTGTAGCTTAGATTCCATAGCACTTAACTTTTCTTGTAAGTTATTATCAGTATCTATTGTCGTGCTAGTTGATCTAAATTTTTTATTTGCCTTGATTCTATCAGATGTTAAGGATACCTGTGCCTGTAGCGCAACTCCAATTATTTGGCGCATATCTTCAATAATGTATGACGGATAATCATCATTTAATGAGCAAAGGTACCAGTCCCCTTGATCAAACATCAGTTGTTTAAAGCTACAAAAACCATCAATGTAATGAAGTACATAATCCATATGATTAGGCTCTAACGATGGATCTATGATAACAATAGTGCCGGATGGGAAGCTAACCCCATAAGAAGAAGTCATTGAATCACCCATGATTTCATATGCAAATGCTTTATCACTGGCATCAGGGATTGATGGTACAAATCTTGAAAAACTAGCTTGGTTCTTTAAGTCAAAAATCGAATCAGAGTAAGAAAGAACAGGTATAAGGGGCAGCGTAATAGTTTTGACAACCTTGCTTAAATCAGGTGCCTCTCCTGTGCCTTCTGCTAGCCATTCTGATGTTGTGCCAAGGGCGGCAGCTAAGTTAGTTAAAATATTTTTCCTTGGTTTGGAGTTGCCAGCCTCATAGGCTGCGATCTGTCGGCGTACTACACCAACTTTTTCCGCCAATTCACCTTGAGTTAATTCTGCGGCTTGACGTGCCGCACTAATTCTATTTTTAAAACTATCATCAATTATCATATGTGAACTCTTTAAAATTCATATTGACACAATATGGAGTCATGGTATATAACTAATACTACATCATGAAGATGTGAAATTAAAATACTTCATAGGAGATAAAATGAAAAAAGATACTAGACCTTCACCTTACCCATTTAGAATGGAGCCAGATATGCGACAGTGGCTTGATGATGTCGCTAAAGAAAAACGACGCTCAACACAGGTTCAGCTTGAGTATATTGTGGAATTGGTAAGGGACATGGTGAATAAAGGTGAGATTACACTGCCATAATAAAAGGCCTCATCCGCGCAAACAGTATGAGGCCAGTTGCCAAATAAACCCCGAAAAGGAATAAGTGACATGAACATTGTAGCTAAAAACGAATTGACTTTCCAGAGTGTGTCAATGGTTGTAGTTAATATTGGAGGCTCTGCCTGGTTATCATCAAGCGATTTAGCAAAAGCACTTGGATATAAAAGCCAGAAATCAATTACCAATTTATACAATTCGAATGCTGACGAGTTTTCACCGCAAATGACTCAGGTCATTGATTCAGTGACCTCAGGAAATTATAAGAAAAAACAAAGGGTTTTCTCTTTACGTGGTGCGCATCTGATCGCAATGTTTGCAAGAACATCAGTAGCAAAACTATTTAGAAAATGGGTGTTAGATATACTAGATAAGGAGGTTGAAAATGTTGAATTAGTTAAACCTGTAACACAAAGAGAAAAAGACGCGCATAACATTAATGCTTTAGCTAAACATTATGATGTTTTCTATAAAGCATGGAAAGAGAGTATTTACCCAATGCTAAGAAAAATGGAATCACCTTTAGCTGGTAAGTTGGTTGATAGATTTCAAGATGGGTATGCGTTTACGATGATTTTAAAGCGAGAGTTGAATGGACGATTATCAAATGGAGAAGTTCCAAGGCTGCTATAAAAACAGAAAAGCCAACAGTTCGCACCTGTTGGCTGATCCCAAACTAAACCAGAAGGAAAAGTTTTCATGAGTGAAATCACTTTAGCAAATAGTTTTAACGCTGTCACGAACAAAACCATTGATACACAGAAGCTGTTATCAATGATAAACGTGGCTCGTAAGTCATGCGATGAAAATCAAATTCGTAATAACGTATTGATTGACAGAGTAAAAGATGAATTAGAGGGTGAGTACTACAAAATTTTTGTAGTTCAAAAACCAAACAATACCAGCTCTGAAATAATTGAAATGGATATCAAGCAAGCGCTTCGTGTTGCTGCAAGAGAATCTAAAGCCGTTCGCCGTGTATTGGTGGATAAATTAGAGTCAATGCACGTTGCCGCGCAAAATGGTGGAAAAAGCCAATCTGGTCTGCCTGAATATCGTCAAGCCAGAACGCTGAAGATGTCGGTTGATGCAATCACCAACCTATTTGACCTGATGCCGAACCTAAGCAATGAAGCCAAGCAGTGTGCAGCAGCTAATATTGTTAACCCGATTGTAGGCTTTGAAGCCGTACCGCTACCAGTTCTTGAACAAAAGTATTACTCCGCTGGTGAGGTAGGCGAAATGCTAGAAGTCTCAGCAAATAAAATCGGTCGCATCGCTAACAAGAACGGATTGAAAACTGATGAGTTCGGAAAGTTCTTCTTAGATAAATCAGCTCATTCATCAAAGCAGGTTGAAGCATTTCGCTATAACGAGAATGGTATTAGCGCATTACGCCATATCATTCACGGAAAAGAAGTAGCTTAACCACATAGCCCAAGGATGGGCTTGTAATCCAGATCACACATTACGCCTCTTGATTGAGGTTTTTTTCGTTTCCCTGATAACATCAATAAATCCTTAAGTTAAATTTATGGTGATGTTATGGGGCGTGTTAGAAATATAATTTTTACATCAGTATCAGTAGCAATTTTGAGTTTATCTTTTTCTTTTCCTGCTTCGGCTAAAAACTGCAAAAAAGGAATACCTTGCGGTAATAGCTGTATATCAGCTAATAAGACTTGCCGTATAGGAACGGGATATTCATCAAGTTCAAGTAAATACAAGCCTAGTAACACATCAAGCTCATCAAATCTATATACTAGCTCCAGTAATGATTCTGATAAGTATAAAAGCAATGCTTCAAAGGCATCTTCTTTAGCCATAGCTGGAGCTTCAACAACAGCAGCTGTAGCTTCATCATCTGATTCAGTCAAATACAGATGCACATATGCTAAAGCTTCAGTAAAGAATGGTGTCATGGGAGAAATGAAAGACTTCTCGCTTGCTAATGTAGAGGTTAATAGTGATACCTTTAAAGCTAACAGGCCTGACAAGACAACAATAAAAAGCCCTGAGATGAAAAAGAAAAATGGTAACCTATTTATTGAAACTAAAGGTAAAATGGCTTATGTGATGGCTGATACAAGAAATGAATTTGCAGTTTCGGATGGTGATAAGCAAGTAACTGAGCAATGGGCCGAGTGCAGAAAACAATAATTTACCCCCAATTGCGGCACAAAGAAACTAGACTGATAAAAAACAGAATGTGAGGGCGTTATGGGTTTAAGAATCATTGGAATTTTTATTTTAGCAGTAAGTATTATATTGGGAATTTACGTTAAAGCCACTACAGGGGGTGGATACTTTGATAGATTTAGCTCCATTGAAAGTTCAATGTACATTTCTTTGGCTGCTATTGTTGCTTTAATGGGAGTTATTCTCATTGGATGTGGTTATATAGTTGAAGCAATAGATAGGAACGGCAGCAAATTAAGATACTTACTTAACTCGGATGAAGAAAGTAATTACCTAGAAGAACTTGCAGAGCAGAACGGCGTTAGGCGCGATGGGAAAGTGGACAAGACGAATCACGAAAAAATAAGAGAAATTCTCAAGCGGTAAGCAAAAGATTTTATGCATAGGCCCTGTCAAATTGACGGGGCTTTCTTTTTTATAGAGGAAAATAATTATGTCAGAAAGCCAATCAGCAGGTGGTATCCACTACGATGTAAGCATGGACATTAAAGAATTGCTTGTCGGTGAGAAGCAAGTCAACAAGGTAATGGATAACGTTGAGAAAAGTACAGACAAAGCCACCGACTCCTTAAATAGACTAGATAAAACAGCATCTCAAGTGGCTACAGCTATGAAGATGCCAGAAATAAATAAGCTATCTCGTGACATGGCTCAATTGTCTGGAAAGATAGGGGCTAACTCAGCGGCAACTGATAGGGCCATGCAGTCGCATAATAGATTTACAGGAGTGCTGAGTACTGTATCTAGTCAATTAGGTGCTGGGTACGTTGGTAATGTAGGTAGTGCTACGGCATCATTAATCAATCACACTAAAGCCGCGATAGAGGCAACTCAGGCCGAGTTAGCAAATGCTGAAGCCAATAAGAAACAAGCTGAAACCTATCAGGCATCAGCGGCACAAATGGTATTAAATGCCAAAGAAGAAAAGGCGGCAGCACAATCGGCAATTGAAGCAGCTAAAGAAAAAGTAGCAGCAGCAGATAGCTTAACTGTTTCATTGGAAAAACAATATGGACAGTTACAGCAACAAGTTAAAATTCAAAGAGAATTATTAAAAGACGCCGAGGCAACATACCAGATAGCACCTAAAGCAGAAAACTATCAAGCCGTGGTTACTGCAAGAAACAAAATGATGGCCACAGAAAAGAAAATGCAAGCCATCGGAAATCAAATCGATAAAGAACAAGCAGCAGCTTCATTAGCTTTACAAAAAGCTAAGGAGGCAGAAATAGCTGCAAGTGCAAAAGTTACAGCAGCTACCGCATTAGAGCAAAAGGCAAAAGCAACATTAACCACAACGAATGAAGCTGTTGCAGCAGCTACGGCAAAGGCAACCGCAGCAACGCAAGCTCAGTCTATAGCTATGAACGGTCTTAATGGAGTAATGGCTTTACTGGGTGGGCCTACTGGCTTGTTATTGTTAGCCGCAGCAGGTGTATATGCTCTTTATGACGCAATGACCAATGATTCAGCAGTAAAAGAGTACAACGCTAAAATAGATGAGATGATTAAGAAGCTTGATACTCTCACCTCTAGGCAGGCTGAAGTTGTCGCATCAGAGTTACAGGCTAGGCTCGTTAAAAATAATCAAGAAATAAGCAAACTTAAAGATCAAATAGCAGAAACAAAAAGGATGCTTGATTTAGCTAGCTCTAGCTCTGCACCTGAAATGAAAGGAGCTGTTGAGGCAGGTCAGGCCATACTAAGGAAACTTGAAACAAGTTTAAATAATGCAATTGCAGCTCAAATTAAAATGAGCGGTGAGCTGAAAAGGGCTGAAAAGGCAACAAAAGAAAACACTGATGTAGACAATGAGAGATCAGCTGCGCTTGAGGTGTTTAACAGTGTTGCAAAAGGAGCCGTGAATTCAAATAAATTACTAGCTAAGACTATTGAGCTAGGTTCTCCAGCTGCTGCATCTATGGCAATAGAGTTGGATCAGCTAGAAAGGCAGCTATCAGATTCAGGTGTTAGTGCGAAAGAGGCTGAATTACAGGTATCAAACCTTCGTAATCTATTAGAAGCAAACAAGTCAATGGATTTTGAACTGATGCTGCAAGGGATTGAGGAAAATGTCCAAGCACTAAAAATTGAAATGACTGAGGGGAAAGATGCCGCTATAGAGTATCTTGCAACAGTTAAAGCGGCACAGGCTGGGGTTGATGACCCTGAAGTTCTTAACAGATACATATTGGCATTAAAAGAGCAATATAAGATACAAACACAAATATCGAACAGTAAGAAAAAAACAAGCGGGGGCGGCAAGAAAGACAAAGCCTCTGAAGAAATCAAGCGTCAACAAACTGAACTAGCATCATTACAAAAACGCTTTGACCTATTAAGCTCGGGTGTTGGTGATGTAAATAAAGAAATGGCTGTATTTGAAGCCGTTCAGAAGCTTGGTGAAAAAGCGACTCAAGGTCAGAAAGATGCTGTAGCAAAGGAAGCCGCTGAAATATACGACCTGACCCAAAAGGTTAATGATTTTACTAGAGCGCAAGAAGCTACTCCAGAGTTAAAGCTGGCCCGTGAATTCGGAGAGGAAGCTAAAACTATTCGCCGCATGTTTGATGAAGGATTCATCGATAAAGAAACTTTTGTTCGACTGGGTAAAGAAGCTACAGAAGCTTTTGAAAGCGGCATGACTGACATTAAGGTGAATGCATCTGTAAACATCACGGCAGAAAACCGCGCCAAGTTTGACCCTATCCAAGCGTTAGCCAATGAAAACACCCGTAAACTCACAATGATGAAAGAGTATTACGACCAAGAGCAAAAGCTTCTCAGCGATTCATACGCCAAGCGGCAAATAACCCATGAGCAATTCACTGTTGCTAAGCAAGCAACGGATATGCAATATCACATGCTACTCACAGCAATGGATAAGCAATATCAGGAGCAGCAAACAGCGGCACAATGGGAACTAATGCGTAATCAGTCACTGAGTTATGAAATGATGGCTTCAGCGGTTGATTCATTCGCTGGTAATGCTTCAAACGTTATCACAGGATTAATGACGGGTACTATGTCGGCGGCTGATGCTATGCGCTCATTGGGCAACACGATTCTAAACAGTGTCGTTAACTCAATCGTGCAGGTTGGCGTTGAAATGCTGAAAAACTTCATTTTAGCCCAAACAGTTGGAGTAGCTTCACAGGCTGCAAATACTGCCGCTGCAACTGCGGGAGGCGCAGCAGCATTAGCAGCATGGACGCCAGCAGCAATAGCCGCATCAATTGCTACAGGTGGGGCGGCTTCTGCCACAGGGCTAACAGCATTCAAAACATCGCTAGCGGTTGGACAATCAATGTCTATGGGTTCATTCGCTGGACTAGCAGGTGCGAGATATAACGGCGGACCCGTTGGCGCTGGTCAAATGTATCAAGTCGGTGAGCATGGTAAACCTGAAATCTTCAAAGCCAGTACCGGAAAGCAATACATGATACCGGGTGACAATGGGCGAGTTATTTCGAATAAGGACATACAGGGGAGTGGTGGGAACGGTGGATTTACTCTCATTATTCATAACGAGGGAAGTCAAATGCAAGTCACAGACCAAAGAGAATTTACCGCTCAGGACGGTCAGAAATTTATTGAATTGTGGTGCAATAACTTTGCTCAAGGGCTAGAGACTAGGCGTGTAGTTAATCAATTTACGACAGCAAATAGCAAGGCTGTAGGTTCTTTGTGATAAACATCAGAACTTTCAGTTTTAGTTATGTCGCATTATTAGTTGATTGATACAATGTTAAGTTAAACTTAACAAAGGATGAATTATGTCAGAAGAAAAAGACAAGCCAGAAGAATTCCAAGTGCTACCTAAAGATTACGTTGTCATGGATATATCGGATTGGGCTAACAAGGGAAATATATTTGTAGGTGCATCCATATCTATTGGTGGTACGATTTATTCTGGAACAGTTATAAGCGGAAAAGAATGGTGTTTAAGGCACATTGCTTTGTATCAAGCTGCTAACATTGGAAGTGATTTTAAAGACGGAATGATTAATTATTTCAATATGTTAATTGATAAAGTTTACAATGAAGAGGCAATAAGTAAGGCTATAGCAACAGATTATATTCATATGGAAGTTAAATTTATTAGCAATATGGCTTCTGCTAATCTTGCTCAATCATTGTGGAGATTTAAAATAAGTGAAGTCGAAGGTATTTTCTTCGGAGAATTCAGTAAGTAAAAACAAGACCCGCTACGGCGGGTTTTTTAATGGATATCAAATGGAAATAATCGACTACCCTGAATGGTTCCCGTTACCACAAAAAGCGGATAAGAACATGACGTTTGATACTGGGTTTCGAACGGATCAGCCTCAAGTTGGAGCACCGATATTCCAGAAGCTAACGGATGACATTAAAACGGTTTGGAATGTTAAGTGGATATTCCAGCTAGGTGAGGAAAGGGCTTTTCAGCAGTGGTTGAGAAGCCCTAATTATTTGGACAACTGTACAAAGTGGTTCAGGATGCCGATTAATCTTGGTGGCTCTGGACTGCAACCGCAGGAGCTTCACTTTGTTAGTTATCCGGTGCAAACGTCGATTAATGGCAGCGTAGTAACTTGGACGGGCTCGGTTATCTGCCGCAAACTGTTTAACGAAGATGACGAGTTTGGCGATTTAATCGTTGAGATACCGCCGAGAGATTGGGGCTTGCTCGATATCGTCGTCACCGAGCGATTACCACGATGTAAGGGGGGAGAATGAAGTTAAGAGAGTACAGAGCGCAACGACCGATGCGCACATTCTACGAAACTATCCAGTTCTCCCACGATTCATTCGGGGACATTCACTTAGTCAGCTTGCAGATAGAGCCTAAAGTTTTAGGAGGTGTTGAGTATCAGCCGTGTAACTTTGAACTCGCTGAAAGCCAGCAAAGCAAAACGCCGATTATCGATGCTTCTGTTAAATTTAGCCGAGCAGCGCAGGACTTTAAGCAGCAGCTCAAGTTATGGCGGTCAAATACTCGAATGAAGCCAATTATCGCAACGTTTAGATTGTTTGATTCAGCCGACAAAGATAACCCGATAAGCGAATGGTCGCTGTATGTGAAAGACTGCTCACTTGATGCGGAATCGGTCACTGTCACACTGTCAATGAATAACCCGCTGAATAAGAACGTTGGGCGTATTTACACGATGGAAGAGTTCACAGGCTTGGAGACGGTTTAATGACGAAATTAGAGTTTATTAATCTGATGATAGGCAAGCCGTGGAAGAATCGGGCGTGTACGTTTGATGCGTGCGATTGTTGGGCGCTGGTTGTACTTTACTATAGGTACGTACTAGGTACGGAAATTCATCATGATGCTGGCTACGAATCGGACCATGATTTTGTAACCTGCTATGAGAATGAAGTCGAATTCTGGCAACGTACCGAGCATCCAGTAGATGATGGAATATTCATTGGTTATCGAGGCTCTCAGCCAGCCCACATTGGATTAATTATCGATGGCAATGCATTTCATAGCCGAGGCGAGAATGGGGCTGTAAGAATGGATAGGCTCATTGTGCTTGAGAAGAAATTCACGAAATTGGAGTTTATGAAATATGCCGATAGTTGAAATTCAGCGAATAGCGGGAACACCTAAAGAAAGAGTCGATTTAAAAGTCGGCTCTTTTTTTTATAGCGATTTTCTAGTGCATCAGCAGTTGCATAGTGACGTTGTCATTCTCGTTAACGGTCGTGCGCTGCAAGAAGATGACGAGTTAGATTTCGAGATAACACCGACTCACTTTATTCAAGTATTCGACCAGCCAAAGGGTGTTATAGGCGATATCCTGAATCCAGTGTTTAACCTTGTCACGAAAGTGTTCTCGTTTCTTGCACCAAAAACGCCGTCATTTTCTGCTGCTGAGTCAAATGTTAAAGACAGTCCGAATAACCGACTCACAGGTCAAACAAACGTTGCTCGAGCATATCAAGCAAGACCAGAAATTCACGGTCAGGTAAGGGCGTTTCCTGACCTCATTCAGCAGTCAATGTTTGAGTACAATAACAACCTAAAAACCGTAACTGAGTGGCTAAACATCGGTATTGGCGAATATAAAACTGAAAGTATCCGATTTGCCGAATCTGATTTCACGGCGATGGCGGGAGCAAGCTACAAGATATACAAACCTAAAGAAGTTATCCCGCTGATTAATGAAGGCTTTGAGTTTCCTGATATCGATGGGCAAGAGTTGCCTGGTCCAAATGAAAGTAAAGATATTCCAAGGCAAACGGCAACTGCCAACGAGGTGGTTTCCGGTGAAATAAAAGGCGGTGAGGCGGCAATTAAAATCATTAAACAAGATGAGTTTGAATACTTCTATGAACTCACAAAACCGCGCTCTATTTCAATGACTGTGAATGTTAGCTTTGATACTCCACAGGGTTCTGTTAGCAAAGATGTGAGGATAGATGCGCAATTAGTTGATGCAAAAATAAGTGATGATGGATCACTAATCAACCCAACTGAGTATTACGAGTTTTTTTTCTCCAATCTCACGGGAACCGAGCTGGCGCAGCTTCCTCCTAATGCAGTAGTGAATACAACTAAATTTATTCTTTATGACAATCAATTCCTCACAGTTGGACCGTTCTTTTCTCCAGTTGATGGTGATCAGTTGTGGGTTCATACGCAAGCAAACCTTGGAGGTGGTGAAAACTGCAACGCAAGAATTGAATGGTGGAAGATAGATGAAAACAATGAGGAAATATCTGGAACAAGGCAGAGTCTAACGGTATCTCTGAGGGAAACTAATGGCGCTAGGACATATTACCGAACAGATAAATTAAGCTTAGCTGCCGGAAGGGGTCGGTACTCGGTCCAATTAACCCGACTGAATAACAGCAATGACCAGAGTGTGATGAAAATCGAAAACGCTCACATTGTCAGAGTGCGTGAGAATGTTGTTTTTGATAATGACACTATAGCGACGGTTTCTATCAGGGCTACCGAAGCACCGACTGGAGCCAGAGAGCGCAAATATAACCTGCTAGCCACTCGCATGGTTATTTCATATGACCGAGTATCAAAGCAAGTTGATTATACACTTAGACCATCGCGTAGTTTTGCTGATGCAGCTCTTCATACTTGGCTGATTACCGCTGGAGAAAGCGAGAAGAATATCGACATCGACGGGCTATATAGAATTTTCGATAGCTTGCCAGATGAACGATTAGGATATTTTGACTTCACCTTTGATGATGAGGATATCTCACTCGGTCAGCGCATTGAAACTATCTGTAATGCAGCAAGAGTAACAGCTTATTTCGATAATGCAGTCCTTACATTCTCGCGCGAACAGTCCAGTGAATTCCCAATGACCACGTTCAATCGTTCAAACATCACCGGTAACGATATGAAGATATCGTATGACATGTCGATGCCTAGCGGATATGACGGGATTGAGTTGGAGTATGTCGAGCCGGTTCGCAATAAGAAAGACTATATCCGCTTTCGAGTTGATGAAAACGGCATTACGGAAGGGTTATCACGTACGCCGAATAAGATAGTTGTGCAAGGTTGTCGTAATCGATATCAAGCAATGGACAGAGCGCTGCTAGAGGCTAATAGACTTATTCACCAACGAACAAGTATCAGTCTGACAACTCTTGCAGACGGTGGAAATGTGTACCCATCAGACATGGTGCTGATAGCGGATACTTACGACTCAAATCAGCAAGCTGGTTACATCACTGATCGAAACGGGGAGGTATTCACAACTAGCGAGAAAATCAAATTTAATGAGGAAATGTGGGTGTATCTCACTGATTCTATGGGGTACACAACGCAGAAGTTTAAAGCAGAGCCAAGGCAAGATACTGATTTCGGCTTTATCGCAAGTGTGCCAGAAGATATTGAGCTCAATTTCTACGATGGTTATCAAAAGCAATCACCATCTAGATATGTGATAGCGGCATCAGTTGAGCTAGAAAATATCAAATGGGTAATAACTGATAAACGCCCACTCGGAGGAGAACGGTACACAATAACCGCTACCGAATATTTCGACGCAAAACCAAACTATAACGCATAGCAGCAATCATTAACCAACAAGCCAGCCATTAGAGCTGGCTTTTTTATTGGAAAAAATAAGCATGAGAGAAGTCAAACCAACACAGAAACCAGTTCCAAGTAGTGATATCAAAGACCTTTTCTTTAACTCCGGGTTATTGGATATATGGGCGACGTCATTAGAGCGTAAGTATATTGACCGCTTTGGAAATTGCCATCTTACCGCAGCTGGCATGGAGTGGATTTTTAATGAGCTGGTCGAGAAATTTAAAGTCGACATGAATACCGCGATTGTCGCAGCAGGATACATTACTGTTGACAGTTTTCAGCAGGGTGCTGATTTGCCAAATAATGAATTAACTCAACGCAATCACATTCTTCGTGATGAAACAACAGGCGAATATTACCGCTGGGATGGCGACTTACCTAAACAAGTTCCAGCAGGCTCAACTCCACAATCAACTGGCGGCATTGGTAAGGGTGCTTGGGTTAGTGTTGGTGATGCGTCAACTAGATCATGGGCAAAAGAAAACCTAGCTTATAAGATTGAATCTGTATCTAATTTTGTTTCTTCTGAATTCCCAAATAATACAGTTGTGTCAACTATTTATCACACAAAAAAAGGCATTGGCGGCGCAAGTTATAATATCATTCCCATCCCTGAGTACAACGGAACACCAGATAATCAATATGCTGATTTTTATACAAACAACGGGCAGTCTGTAGCTGTCTTGAGAGGTAATAACGGAGTCTATGACATAACTCAGCTTGGCTGCATACCGGATGGCAACTATGAATCAGGTATTGGAACCGACAACACAGCAGCATTTTCTTTTCTATCGTTGTTTGCTGAAAAACGCGGTGGAGCGTCATTTATTGCACATGGAAATTACAGAGGAAAGCATAAGATAAACCGCAGCAATTACCATTTTTCTGGAACAGCGACAATCTGGTTTGATGGAGCAAGCACATCAGATTATACATTTGAGCTCGAGGCGCCGAATGGTGCGAATAACTTCGGTCCATTCTTGGGCAAGCCATGGATAAAACCCGATGGAATAGCAAGCGGAGTTACTTTGCACAGAGTTACGCAGAACGTAACGCAAGGTGATTTATCTATACGTATAGATAGCACATCTGGATTAAAAGCTGGGATGACAGGTATTGTTATTTCTGGTGCTCATGAGCAATCAACAGAAAACAATTTAATTCCAATGAAATTTCAATACATCAAAATCAAACGCATAGAGCCAAACACTATCGTAATAGATGATGATGCAATGTATTCAAATATGGACGTTACTCAGCTAGATACGTATTTTGTAAAATGGGACATGTTAGATAATGTTCGCGTTACTGGGGTTAAATATAAGAACAAGCTAGGGGCTAATTACTTGCACCGTATCGGTGGCTGCTGGGATGCATTTATCGATGTAACAATGAGTGCTCAAACGGCTTGCGGCGCAGCGGCATGTAACAGACGTTTGTATTATGGGGTCAAGTGTGACGCGGGATACAATGGAATTAGCACAGCAAGGATGAGTCAGGATATTACGATAAAAGGCATCGTTAACCCAGTCATCACAGATGGGTCACCTGAGAATCTTGGATTATTTATTGAAGAAAACCCTAGAAGCATCAGTGTGGATTTTGATGTAAATAATGCAAGAGCAGTAATAAGCATGTTAACAGAACATACTAAGATAAATGGCGTATTGAATGTTAAAAATAAAACTAGATACGCAATTCTGTTTGGGTCTAGCTCGGGAAAGGCTGTTGTTGATTTAAAAGGGACGCTGATTTCATCAGCAACTGAAACTGTAAAGTCAGAATATATTGGTAAAGATGCAATCATTAGATTTAATGGAACTATATTGAATAATGGATCTGGGAAAGCATGGGATCATAACCAGTCTAATTCTCTTGGGGCTCCAACTTTCACTGGGGTGTCAAATGCCGATTTTGAGTCCGCAAACTATATTAATGCGATAAAAATAGGCTACATGAATGGCGCTGCGTTAAGTAAGTTATCTTTTGCACCTGTTGGCATATCATCATCAATCATAAGTGGCGGTGTTATTTCATCAACTGCTAGAAAGGGAATTGTAGGAAGCGTAGTGAGGATAGAAACAGGAAAGTACAGAGTAAATTTAAATCAAGACATTGGCTTGAATTACTCAGTGTCATCCACTTCATCGCTAAATGGAGTTGCAATTAGATCTAAGAATGCAAACTACTTTGAAGTTTGGTGCTGGAGTGGGTCATCATTAACAGACCCAGATAATTTAAGTGTTCAAGTTTTTATTTAACTATCTGTGCCGAAATTGTGACGTGAGGATGAGGGGATTTTGTGGTGGGACGTGGTTGGGACGTTCAAGTTTAAATATGATTGAACGACTTTAAACAACTTTGAATTACTTTGTCTTATTTGTAGCTTGTGAACACTGAGAAAGACTGTAATTAACTGATTATAAAGTATTAATTCTACGCTCTTCTAAGCCGTAGGTCACAGGTTCGAATCCTGTAGGGCGTACCATTTCGAAGTCAATGGACATCAACCGATGTCTTTTTTTATGCCTAAAATTCAGTGGATTAGCTGATTTTAACCTTTCTTCGTTCAACTGACGTCTACCTATATCAACCTACATCAAGTAATATTTGTTGGTATATGCGTTGGTACATACAGGTTCAATGAATTTTTATACCAACACAAACTCATGGGAGTTCCTATATGGCACTAACAGATGTGAAGGTAAGAACGGTAAAGCCTGCCGATAAAGGATACAAACTCACTGACGGTGAAGGAATGCACCTTTACGTGCATGCTAATGGCTCTAAATACTGGCGGCTACAATATCGATTCGACGGAAAACAAAAAACATTAGCGCTTGGTGTTTACCCTGAAATTTCTTTAGCTGATGCAAGGCAGCGTAGAGATGAAGCAAAACGTCAAATAGCTAACAACATTGATCCTTCAGAACAGAAAAAGCTTGAAAAGATAGAACGCAAATCGGCGGTTAATAATACATTTCAAGCAGTAACCCTTGAGTGGCACGAATATAAAAAGCCAAACTGGTCTAAAGGTTATGCAGAAGATCTGATGGAGTCATTTGAAAATGACATTTTTCCTGATCTAGGTAAAAGGCCAATTGCTGAAATTAAGCCACTAGAAGTACTCAGTACGTTGCGTAAACTAGAAAAAAGGGGAGTGCTAGACAAGTTACGTAAGATCCGTCAAGCATGCAACCAAGTCTTCAGATATGCGATTGTAACGGGCAAAGCGGAATACAACCCTGCCTCTGAACTTGCTAGCGCATTAACACCTCCTAAAGCACAACACTATCCACATTTGCTTGCTAACGAATTACCTGAATTTCTTAATGCATTAAATCATTATTCAGGTAGCCCAATTACTCGGCTAGCAACTAAAATCCTGATGTTAACAGGTGTGAGAACTATTGAGCTACGTTTAGCAGAATGGGGGGAGTTTGATTTCGAACGCTGTATTTGGGAGATCCCCAAAGAAAGAATGAAAATGCGCCGCCCACATCTAGTTCCATTATCGACTCAAGTCATCACGGCATTACGTGAAGTTCAAGCTATTACAGGACGCTATAAGTTGGTATTCCCCGGTAGAAATGACATTACCAAGCCAATGAGCGAAGCGAGTGTTAATCAGGTCCTTAAACGTATTGGTTATCATGGAAAAGCGACTGGACATGGTTTTAGGCACACAATGAGTACTATCTTGCATGAGAAGGGATTCAATACTGCATGGATTGAGCTTCAACTCGCTCATGTTGATAAGAATACCATCCGTGGTACGTATAACCATGCTCAGTACCTTGAAAACAGAAGAGAGATGATCCAGTGGTATGCGGACTATATTGATGAGTTGGAGTGTGGGGTAGGGAATGTGGTGAGTGTGAATTTTAAGTGATAAATAGCCATCTTTATGTTTAGATGTAAAGATGGCTATTAATGTGTTAAATTTAAATGACTGTTCTTTTCCATATATTACCATATCCGGGAGAGTCAGATATTGGAGGGTAGATCGGTTTTCCTATTTGAATAGTCATCGGAATAGGGAAATCAACACCAACTAATGCGATCTCACCTTGTTTTAGACTTGGTAAGAATGAAGCAGCTGATTTATCAATTTCTCCACATGCCCGTTCAACAACTTCACGGTCTCTATCATTTGTGAGTCTATGTACTAACAGTGTACCAATTTGACTAAGAACTCCTTCTGTAATATCTCTCGGGCGTTGGGTTGTTAAACAAATATTTAACCCATATTTACGTCCTTCTTTAGCGATCATTTCAAAAGCATCAAGTTTTATAGAATGATCCTCTGAGCCAACTCTTTTTCCTAGAAAATTATGAGCTTCGTCAACTATTACTAATAATGGTTGTGTTCTAAATGTTTCACATCTTGCTAAAGTTAATAACTTTCTTCCAATAACGTTGGCTAAAATTTCTCTAGCAAAAAATTCATAGCTGATATCACTTAGACATAAGCGCAGAACACGTTTATTGGAAATTAGGAAATCATTTAATATATCACCAAGTTTTAATACTTTTTCATCTCCATGAAATACTGATTTTAGAGAACTTGAATATGTCACTGCTTGAATTCTTGTTAATAATGAGGAACAGTAACTAAGATCTTGGGTTGCAGCATTACCCCACGAGTCATCTCCATTATCATAATTACACTCCTGTACTATTTGCTGTATGAGTTTTGTTACATCAAATGGTTGGCTTGGGTCATCAACAAGTTTAGAGTTATCTCCGGTATTCATAGCTCTCCGATAATCAGCCTTCGGTTGTTTTATTTTGCGTAAAATACCATTGGTTGCAATTGTAGGGTCTATAGATACTAACCTAAGACTTTTAATTGCTTCTTTTAGTTTTGGACCTTGGACTTTTCCTGATGGGTCAAACATAGCAATAAAATCTGATTCAATGAAATCAGTTGGGGGTATGCGAAACTCAAGAGATGATTCATATTTATTAATAGGATCACCTAAGTGAAAGTGTGAGCAATATTCAGAAGCGAATGATCTATATTCGCTAGTTGCATCGATAATTATTGTTTTTGAATTCTCATAATTAGAGCATTCTTCTATTAATTTTGCAGTGGTCCAACTTTTGCCTCCGCCAGTCGCACCTAAAATAGCACAGTGCCTACCAAATAATTTATCTGGTTCAACTGTAACAATGCTTGATTCTCCACCAGCAATATGACCTAGAACGATTCCAATTTTTTCATCATTATTATCCTTAATACCTTTATTAATGAGTTCTGGTATTAAAGATATAAATTCTAATGGAGCAGAATAGATGATGTCACCTAATCTAGGGTATGCTTTAATTCCTGAATCAATACGTAAGTTAGATGGATCAATAGTACCAAGAAGCTGTATAATACCAATAGCATCAATTTTTTTATTATGTATTGATTCATTAGATATATCCCCACGCTCATATTCGGGTACTTTAACTTCAATTAATCGTCCCAAAACAATTGATTGTTGTCCTTCAATTAATAGAATTTCACCAACTTCTCCTATACCGTATCGATCTCCATTCATGTACGTACCACTAATTTCTCCTACATAAATTAAATTGGCTCTAACGGCTTGTGAATAAATGGAGGAGACGACTCCAACTTTTAAATAACTATTTAATATTCCACCTTTGAGAGCTTGGTTAATCATATTCAATCATTTACTCCAATTTTTTTTATTACATTGGCTAATTGTTCCGCTGGGGTTAATGCTTTAAGGTTAGGCACTAAATTAACGAAATCTTTAAAAGATGCATTTAAAAAATGAATGTCATGACCAGATAAAGATAGTTCTTTAAATAGCGTCCAGTATTTACTAGAACCATTTTTTCCATTATTCAAAATATGTGATGTGCATTTGAAATCTACTATAATTAATCTCATGCTAGGATTTGATTTTATTGCAGAATAAATAGGTTCTGAAATATGGTCATCATTAAAACCAAAGCCAGAAATAACTAGACAGCTATTTTTTTTACGTAAAAAATCTAGAAATCGAGAGAGCAATTCTAGATGCGGCTGGATGAATGCTTGTTGGTATTTACCTTTAGCAGGGTAAATAAGGCATGCATTTGTTGCTATTGGATTTTGGTCTTCATATATTTGTCCATTTTTTCTTAGCCAACTAACTGAACCATGAAGTTTAAATAATTGGAATACACCTTCAACAAAGTCATGATCATTTTCATCTCTTTTTATCACATCATAATTAAAATATTTACCATCAAACCGTCTAATGCCTGTGTATGAAAATCCATCTACAACCATCATTCCTAATTCAGAAGCCGCGGTTTCAAATGTGAGATCGTAATTTGTGGTAAATATTTTAAGCCTTGGGTCTCTAACTCTTCTCCTCCCCATTTTTTGTAATAAATTAATATATGAGGAAAGGTCACTACTATCCTTCTCTAAAAAAGAACGACACTTATCTAAAATAATCGTTTTAACGTTATTTAGAAACTGTAATACTTCTTCATCATCTTGGAATGCTAATAAAGCTTCACAGTTTGAAAGAAAATGTTCAATATTAGGGTAGTTTCGTTCAGAATATTTAACTTTTTGACATACTGAAAGCGCCTCAGGTTTTAGCTCACCATTACTAGTTGCTGTTGGGTCACTCCACATAGCATTTTTCCATAATTCCCA